GCCTAACCTGCAATGCAACTACAACAAGGACAAGACCGTCACCGTCTACCTGAACAGCCGCAAGCAGTTCAAGGGGCCGGAGCCGAAGGCCCAGCGCTTCATCAAGAAGTACTATGGCCGTGCTCCTGTGACGCTCAGGAAGCCCACCTACACCTGAGCTTGTCCGGCTACCAGTTTCGCGTACACCACGGAGGTCTACCGCAGCCCGACAGTTCCGTGGAACCTATGGCCGTGCCTGTTCAGTCAGGTGCGGCCATCTTTTGAGCATCAATGAAATTAAGTGTGTACAGATGCATTGGAGCGGCTTAGGTAGGTCTCATCTGCTGAGGAGACACGGCATGCCTGTTCACGACTACAGCCCACGCAGCGGCGGCATCACGGATGCCAAGCGCGCTGTCGACCCTAACCGCTGCAAGGCAGCTGTGACGACCTACCTCGGCCGCTGGCCCACCTACAAGCAGTGCAGCCACAAGCCCAAGGCCAACGGCTACTGCGGGACTCATGACCCTGTCAAGGTGGCGGCCCGTGAGCAGGCCAGCGACGAGGCCGGCATGAAGCGGTTCAACAACGAGGTCTTCAAGTCCGTCTACGGCTCGGCCGGTGCCCGCATGGCCAAGGCCTTGGAGGAGATCGGTGCAGGCCATAATGATCCACGAGCTCTCGCCCGAGAAGTGCTCGAGGCTGCGCAGTGGGAGAAGTATAAGGACTACCGCTCATGACCTTCACCAAGTCCGACCTTCAGACCATTTCACTAGCCCTGCACTACGCATGCCAGGACCGTGACGGCTTCGCTGATGCGAACCACAGGAAGGGACCTGTAGCCAAACAGGCTGAGGCGCTGATCAAGCGGATGGATAAGCTCCACCGCAAGCTCTTCAACGAGCCCACCATGTTCACCCAACTCCGCGAGCAGGACCGGTTGACGCCGTCCATCAGCATCTTCGATATCCAACGCACCGACACGTGACGTACCCGCAGACGCGCCGTTGATTACCAGATGGCCGTACTATCATTCGTCCTGCGCATTGCGCTTCTGGGATGCTTGGGACGGCCATCTGAGGCGATCAGTACATGCGGCCTGAGGCCTTCCGAGCCTTGTGCTGCTTCAGATCTTCGTCCATCTCGTCACGGTCACGTTTCAGATCCTGCTTCGAGGCTGTTCGGCGCTTGGACAGTGGGATCTTCTCGCCAGGCTTCAGACCTCTAGGATCCTCTGGCCACGTCACAGTCGGAATGCCTGAAGGCAACATGCCACAGAACAGGTTGACCAGGTTCCTGAACACGAGCTTGCCACGCTCATCGATATACGCCACCATGTCGAATGTTTCGCCGAGCTTCCTGGGCGACCGGCCGTAGGCCACGATGGTGTACTGCTCACCGAGGCATGAGGTTAGCTTCGTCTGCAGTGGCGGCAATGGGTTCGGGATCGCTCCGTCTCTTGGTCTGCCACGTTGGCGCGATGGCCGTGGTTGGGCTGGATCATACCCCAATTTGCCAATAACGGCCTTGATTTTAGTCGCTCTGTCCGACATCTGGTCTTTTGTGAGGTACTGTGCTTTGACGCCCTGCAACTTGGACTCTTCCTCGGCGTTCATCAGGTCGATCCATGTTTCGATGAGTCGTTGCTCCTCTACTTCCTCGTATGAGAGGCCGGCAGCAAATTGCTTGAATTGGTATGGCATTGTATGTCTACACCCTTGTTCGCATAGCCACGCGGTCGTGGCCTATGAAGATAACGGAAATTCCGTTCCCGCAAAAGAACAGAACGAATGTGTTGGGACCGCATGGCGCGGCTGATGCGCTTTGATGGGCCTCCACAGACGAAAACCTGGACCTCCTAACGGAATTAACAGAAACTGTGTTCTGACGGCCAACCTTCTACTTCCATAGGAATGTAAACCCTAACCATCCTTATTACTATACCACCTTCTATCTCTTCAAAGATACAAGAGAAGGGTAGGATCTGTTAATCTGTACCAAACTGAGCCTAAGCTGTTGATTTGGTTGGGCCATCAGCTATCAGAATGCGGCCAAACGGATCTGTTCTTTGTGTTATTTCCGTTATTTCAGCCTGGAGGGTCCCACCGGCAGCGGACGAGCTACCCGCACACCGATATGTTCGAACTCAGTGGCTCAGAGTACAGAGATGCTCGGATATGTGAGGACCACACCAATGCCCAAGGCGGACCCAGTTCCCGTGAAGAAAGGCGCCACGAAGCCTAGAGGCTCAAGGGCTCGGGCGGTCAAGGACCCAGTCGAGAAGACAGACCGCGTCATGGCGGGCCATGGGCTAGGTGAGGCGCAGCTGGAGACCAAGCTCACAGCCCAACGGCAGGGTGTTGAGCGCGCCAACCGTTTGCGTGAGCTGATTGTGCCCAAGACCGAGGCCATGGTCAAGGTGATGAGCGACATCGCACTGGATCCAGCCGTCCACCCATCCATCCGCATGGAGTGCGCTGACCGCCTGCTCTCACGGGCGTACGGGAAACCTAAGGAGCATGTCGAGCTGAGCCAGGCAGACGATGGGCTTGGTGACCAGGACATGGTGATGGGGTTGCTCAACAACATTCTCAACGCAGTCGGAGCCGAGCCGCTGAAACTTCCAGGCGCTGAAGATCCCACCACACCGCTACCAGGCGCAGAGCCTGCCTGAGGCAGCTAGCGCTAGGACACCGTGCGTACATGGTTATGAACATTGCACACAGTCAAATGAACATTGCTGTGAACGTGAGTGCTACGTGCACGGTACCGTGTGCAGTGTGAGCACGGTCTACAGTCGTGCTAGCGCGGACGCTCTGTACATGGTCATAGTATACGCGTAGCACAGACGCAATGTTCATTTGTGCGTAGGTGCGTGGTGAACACAGCCGTGTATACGCGGATAGCTAGTTACAGTGTCGGCAGCTCGATGATCGTGGCGGCTCTGTGCGGAGCTCAAAATAAATGCGGTTGAATGAAAATAGTTGTGTACATTGATGTGAGGTCGTGGTACGATGGGACTAGGGCTCATCGCGCGGTCCCCCCTTGTACCGTGGCCGAACCGCGGCCAGCCACCCCGGTACATTTCCGGGGAATTTGGATAATGAAAATAAGTGTGTACATAAGTCTCAAAGTGAAATAGGCATCGTGCATCTGCTGAGGAGCCCACCATGACATTGCTCGAGATCATCAAAGAAAATATCGCCAACTGCGTCGCCAACGGTTTCGATATGCCACAGTCTGATCAGGACTTCGCAGACGAAATGATCGAGCACGGAGCCGTCGAGGAAGACACAGACATGGAAGCATTGCTCGCGACCATCAAAGAAGCTCGAGCATGAGTGTCTATGTCGACGAAGCCCGGAACCCACTTGGTCGCATGAAGATGTGTCACATGATTGCTGACACACTTGACGAGCTACACGCCGTGGCTGATCAGATCGGCATGCGCCGCACCTGGTTTCAACCGACAAGCTTTCCGCACTATGACGTGTCGCTAACTAGACGCAAAGTCGCTTTGGAACTCGGCGCCATTGTTCTGACGAGACGCGAGCTTGGATTGAAGATGCGAGAGCTTCGAGGTAATGAAAATATGTGTGTACAGGGCCATCTCGCCACAGTATGAACAGAGCCACAATGCTGAAGGAGACCAAGATGCCACATTTCAAATTGATCGTCATCCGAAAGGACGGCATCCACTACGAGAGCACCTTCGGTGGCTGGCACGCCGAGACAGCTGCGTACGCTACGACCAACACCGTCAAGGCTGACACGAAGACGTTGATGTCCGCGCTATATAGTGGCAGGACGTCGAAGAACTCAGATGACATCGTCTGGGAAGTCATCGCCATGTATGTTGCGCCGAACGGTGCGGGCGACCCGGCATGATCAGCCAGGCCACCAAGGACCGTGTGAATGCAGAGGCACCTGGCACTTCGGTCTATGCCGACCATGGATACGAGAGCCGCTTTGCGTACCTCGAGTCCCTGTCCGACGATTACAATGTGCCCATGGATCAACTGATCGAGTTGGCGGATGTGCTCGGGTCCGAAGAGGACTTCGATGGCCTCGTAGTTGCGGCCGAAGACTTCGAGCGCTACAGCTAACTCAGGCGGCTATCTGGTATGATGAAATTGTCTATGTACAGACTATCCCAAGCGGCTTAAGCCGGGATCAAGCTGAAGGAGGACCCACATGTTACGAATGGTGATGTTTACCGAGCCGTCCAGGATCTATGGACGCTCCGCTGCGACGCCGGTGGTGGTCAACGTCGACCGGATCGAGTCGTTCAGCCCGAGGCTGGTTTGCCACGAAGACGACAAGCTCGCGGCTTTGAGCGACAAGCGCTGGGTCGAGGACGGCACCTGGATCACGATGAACTCCGGTGTCGAGGACGGCGGAGTCATCCATGTGGTCGAGCACTTTGATCTGGTGGTGGCGAAGTTGAAGGAGGCCAAGTCGTGAGGCTCTGGCGCTGGTGCAGCGAGAAGGTCTGGTCTGCCATCGAGCTGGTGGCAGGCGCGATGATGGGATCAGGGAAGTGAGCAAGGAGCCCATCGACACATCCACGCTCGGGCCGATCAAGGTCGACCATGACGTCATGCGCCTGCCGCTCATCCAGAGGTATATGATGGTGGTCTGGGAGGCTGAGGGTGCTCTGTTCACCCACGACGTGTCCAGACGTACGGATCTGTTCACCAGCCAGGAGTGGTGGGAGATTGAGCGGATGGCCGACATGGTCCGGGCCGAGAACCCCGCTTGATGTACATCAAACGGCCCAGGCTATATTCAGACGCCTCCACCCCGTAGCTGAAGGAGATCAGCCAATGACAAAACGAGCCTTCCTCATGGTCGCTGTGCTGATGAGCGGTGTTGCCACCGTCAAAGCGCAGACAACCGTGGCCAAACCGCCCACCATTAGCAACTGCGGCAGCACGGCCGTACCCAAGGCTGACCAGACCAACCGGACCAAGTTGGAAACGGGCATCGCCTGCTTCAACCGGGCTGGCGTGATCGCCACGGACGCGGTCAACGCTCGGAAGGCCTTCCTGGCGAAGCTGCCAGCGCCTGCCCCGACGCCGGTCCCCACGCCTACACCGACTCCCAAGCCGAGCGGCTGGGTTGCATGTGGCCTGGAGGATGATGTCTGTGGGCCGATCACGCCAGCCGTGGTCCGCTACGGGGTGCCCGGCAAGTGGAACTTCAAGCTGGTCCAGACCGGCGTCGTGGTCTGCTCGAACGAGGTCTTCGGGGATCCAGCCGTCAACGTCAAGAAGGCCTGCGAGTTCAACACCGACGTGTCGACGCTGCCGGCCCCGAGCCCGACGCCTACTCCGACGCCAGTCCCGCTGCCCACGCCGACTCCATCGCCGGCTGGTCCGATCAAGCCGACCGTGATCGGCATGAACGTCTCTGGCCCGGTCTACTATGCGACCGAGCGGGTCTGGGCTAACCTGGCCTACGGCGCCGGCGGCTGGAAGGACCCAGCGGTCAGCTGGAACGATGACAGTCCGCGTGACAAGCTGAACGCCTATGGCTACCCGGTCTCGTCCGGTGTGCTGGCGATCAACGTGCCGCAGGCCGTGTGGGCCAACAAGGCCACTTCAGTCACCTGCACGTGGGAGGGCTTCGGCAAGGTCCGGGTTGACTCAGACGCTGGTGGTTACAGCGAGAGCGGGTCGGTCATCTTCACCTGGCGCGGCTTTGACTTCAGCAAGATCGGTCAGAGTCGACCGTCGCTGCTGCTCTATGTGACCGGCGCCAAGGACTTCCGGAACCTCGACTGCCGGGAGCCAGGCGTTGAGCAGGTCGGCGTGTTCGACAAGCGCTACGTCGACGATGTGAAGCCGTTCAAGCTGCTTCGCTTCCTGGACTGGTCGGCCGCCAACGGGAACCCACCCTTAGTGACCTGGGCCACCCGGTCCACGCCGACCAGCGGTGGCAACGACGGTACGGCTGTGGAGCACATGGTCGCCCTGGCCAACGCCGCGGATAGCGATGCCTGGTTCACCATCCCCTGGAACGCGGATGCGGATTACATCAAGCGCCACGGCGAATATGTCCGTGCCAACCTCAAGCCGGGTCGCAGTGCCTACTACGAGCTGTCAAACGAGGTCTGGAACTTCCAGTTCGGCCAAACCACGCAGGCGCTGAACGAGGGCGTCGCCCAAGGCCTGGCGGCAGACCGCTACACCAACCACCTCTATCGCCTCGGCCAGAAGTCGACCGAGATGATGAAGATCCTGACGCCGATCTTCGCTGATCAGCCCGGCAAGTTGGTCCGGGTCATTTCAGCCCAGAACGATAACCCCTGGGCTGGTGAGCGGGTGCTGGAGTTCAAGGACACAGCGAAGTGGCACGACGCCTTCGCCACGGCCCCGTACTTTGGCCACTCGTTCTTCGATCCGCCGAACGACAAGCTGACGGTGAGCGACCTGGATGCCGCGTTCACCCGGCTAGCCGCGCAGCGGGTGTTCACACTGGATCGGGCCAAGGCCAACTGGCGGCTGGCGCAGAAGTTCGGCCTGCGCTACATCACCTACGAGGCAGGTCAGCACATCATCAGCCCGAACGGGCCGACTGCAGTGGTGGCTGAAGCCATGCAGCGTGACCCTCGGATGAAGGAGCAGTACGACCTGTTTCTGGCCGAGTGGAAGCGGGACATCGGTGACAACCTCACGATGTACAGCCACACCGGCACCATCAGCCAATACGGCGCGTGGGGCATGCGTGAGTATGCTGCTCAGCCGCTGAGTGAGACGCCGAAGCGCCAGGCGATCTTGAACGCCATCGGCCAGGTCCAATGAGCGCCGTCAAGCTGTTCTTCGTCATCCTGCTGGCGAACCTGATGACCATCGTCATCTTGGTGGCCAGCCTCTCGGTGACGGCGAAGCTGAACCATCTCGAGGAGCTGGACCGCCAGACCAAAGAGTTGGTTCACCCTTACGTCTACGAATGAAGGAGGAAGTTATGAAGTTCTCACGCATGCTCTTGATCGGTTGTGCCAGCCTGGCAGTCTCGGCCGCGTTGGTCGCCTGTGACAACGAGGACCGGATCCGTGAACCGACCAACACGATCGTGGTCGGTGACAACGGGACGGTGGAGACACCTTGCCCCGCGGTCAAGCGCGCCAAAGAGCTCTGCGACTGATCAGCCTATGGCCTGGGCCGCTTCGATGTCTGGAGCGGCCCAGAGCCCATGTACAAATCTCGCCTGCTGATGGTATGACGCCGGGCTAACCTATCAGGGAGCTCACGCATGGCACTTCAGCAGTCCGTCGCAGTCCGAAACGCTCGGCTGGACGCCATCGAGACAGCCATCGGCGTCTCGGCCATCATGAAGCTCTTCACCGGTGCGCCTCCTGCCAGCTGCGCGGCAGCGAACTCGGGCACCACGGTCGCCACGCTCAATCTGCCCGCCGACTGGCTCCTGGCCGCCTCGGGCGGCACGAAGGCCAAGAGCGGCACCTGGGAGGACCTCTCGGCGGACGCCGCCGGCGTGATCGGCCACTTCCGCATCTACGCGAGCGACGGCACGACCTGCCACCTGCAGGGGACTGTGACGGCCACCGGCGGTGGCGGCGACATGACGGTGGACAACACCAACGTCGCGCTCGCCCAGGCCGTGACCATCTCGGCGTTCCAGATCACCGCTGCGAACGCGTAAGATGGCCCTGGCGCCGAAGAAGGCCAGGAACCCTAGGCCACCGAACCCGCCAGTCGTGGCCGACGGTGATCCGGTCCGGGGTGGCCCACCGCTTCGCGTGGATCTGAGCCTGCCTCTGAACCGCCAGCAGCTTGAAGCGTGGATGGAGCAAGCTCGGGAGTACGACCTCACCGTAGCTGAGCAGTCGGTGCTAGCACAGTTGGAGACCGCCACAGCCAACCCGAACTGGGCTCCGACGATTGCTCAATGGAACCGGCTTACGGCCTGGGCTGAAGGATATTCCGCATGATCGCTGACCGCGTCATGACAACTGTGGCGGGTGGCGGCACTGGCGCCTTGACCCTAGGGGCTGCTGTCCCGGGCTATCGGCACTTCAACACGGTCTGGACGAGCGGCGTCACCCAGGTCGAGTATCTGATCATTGACGGCACCGCGTGGGAAACTGGCACCGGCGCGTACACCTTCAATGGCACGCTGGCGCGCGGCCTCTCGGCCAGCTCGACCGGCGCGCTGCTCAACGTCTCGACTAGTGCCACTGTCTCAGTCGCGTACCTATCCAAAGCGCATGTGCCGGATTGGCCGGTCCTGGTGGTCGAGCGCAACAACTCGGACGCCAACCCGTTCTACAACACGGCAAATGCCTTCACCACAATAGCGTGGGACAATGCCAATGGCGGCAACGCTTGGCCGGCCACGACCGACACGCACGGTGGTTGGAACAAGATCAACCGCAACGAGTATACGGTTCAGCAGACCGGCCTCTATGACTGCCAGCTCAAGGTTCGGGTAGCGGATCCGCAGGGCGGTGGCCCAGGTGCTGGCATCAGCCACGGGCTCGGCATCGATATCATCAACGCTGACTCGCCCGGCTTCCAGTGGTCGGTCACGGCGCCCAACCGCAGTGGCTCGTACAACAGCCGCCTCATGCCGCTGACGGCAGGCCAACAGCTCCGCGCGTTCGTCTACTATGACAACGGCGGCAGCTTCGGGCCTATTAACTCCGCGGCGTTCGCCATCCAGCGGGTTCGCTAGGTCATGCCTGGCCGTGGCCCAGTAGCCTTCGGCCCAGTCGCAGGCAATCCGCTCACAGCTGCCTCGCCTGGCAACGTCGTCAATCTCGCCGAGGGAGCTGACGTCTGCGTCGCGACAGCTGTGGTTTCCGGAGCCGGCGCTGCAGCGCCCGTCGGGTTCGATCCAGCCTTCACCGCGTCGCCGCCGTTCACCCGCTCGAACGGTGACCGCACGATCGCCTTCACCGGCAGCGGATATGCCGTCGCCGCCTCGCCTTTCAAATCGTCAGGCAAATGGTACACCGAGATGCGGGTTAGCACGGGCGGCGGAACGCAGATCGCAGTTGGCGTGATCAACCAGGCCGAGGGGCCGCTAAATCCGGGCTACCTCGGCCAGTCGAACAACGGCTTCGGGTCATATCCAAACGGAGCGCTCGGCGACGACTTCTCCGGCTACGACACCTTCGGCCCGACCTGGGCAGCGAACGACCTCATCCGGCTGGCGATCGACATCGCCACCGGCATGTGCTTCGTCGCTGTCAACGCCGGGCCGTGGTACGGCAATCCACTCACCGTTACCGGCGGCTGGACCCTGCCCCGCACCGGCCCGACGCCGGCGTTCGCGTTCGCGGCATATCTGTCGACCGGCGGCGGGCCGATCACGATCAACCACGGGGCGGCGGGCCACGCCTATCCGCCGCCGACTGGCTACTCGATCATGGACGCCGCTCCTACGGGTCGGACTGCCACAGCAACCTTGGCCGAAGGAGCTGATGTAGCCACGGCTGTGGCAGTGCTTCGAGTCCAGGCCACGGCGAGCATGACCGAGGGGGCCGACACCATCGCCTCGGTCGGCACCGGCCGTGTGCAGGCTACCGCCGCGATCGTCGAAGGTGCCGACACCGTCACCGCCACGGCCAAGGTGGCAACGAAGGCCTCGGCCTCCCTCACTGAGGGCGCCGACACCACGCAGGCTACGACGAAGGTCGCAGTCCAGGCCACGGCGTCCCTGACCGAGGGTGCCGACACGATCGCCTCAGTTGGCCTGGTCACGTCCAGTGTCCAGCTCAGCGCCCTGCTCGTCGAAGGCGCCGACACGGTCGTGGCCGCCGGGACAGCCCGAGCCACAGCAGCCGCGGCCTTGGTCGAAGCCGACGACACCGCATCCGGCACTGGCACGCTCCGCGTCACGGCGCAGGTCTCACTGACCGAGGGCGAGGACACGATCCAATCTGTGAACGTCGCTCCGAAGGTGATGATCGGCACGTTGGCCGAAGGGGCTGACACGCTGGTGAGCATCGTCGGTGCCCTGGCCACCGGCCAGGCGTTGATGAGTGAAGCGCCAGACACCGTAGTCGCTACGGCCCAGGCTCGCGTGGCTGCTCAGGCCACCTTGGTCGAGGGTGCGGACCTGGTGCAGAGCGTCTCGGGCAGCACGATCGGCATGGTCGGCTTCCTGAGCGAAGGGGCCGACACCTTGGTCGCCACTGGCGTCCTGCCCACCTACGCGGCCATGATCATCTTCGATCAGCCTGATACCTCGTCTGGGTCTGGCCAGGTCCGCGTGGTTGCGCAGGCCCTGATGACGGAAGGTGCTGACCTAGCCCAAGGCCTCTCCATCGCCCGGGTCAGCGCCCAGGCCAGCCTGGCCGAGGGTGAGGACACCTGTGCTGGTATGGCTAAAGTCATGGTACGGGCGGTGGCCAACATGGTCGAGGACGCTGACAGCGTCTACGCCGCGTCACTACGGCCGAGCAGCCCACCGTCAGTGGTGCGGCGACACACCATGAAGGCTGTCGGCAGCCGTCGCCAAACCCTCACGGTTAGCGGCACGAGAAAGATTGAACTAACCGCTGACGGCAGTCGGCGGCAAGTCATGGGGTAGGGAGTTTCAGATGGCCGTACCTGCGAGTGCTGAACCCTTCACGCAGACCATGGATCCGCACGAGATCCTGGACTGGGAAGAGACCTTTAGCCGAGGCGACGGCGAGGATGATCTGCTTCAGGTGGGTGAGAGCTTCGTCACCTACACGCTCGAGCGCTACCTCGAGGCTGTGACGATGGGTCTGGTGATCAAGACCGATCCTGGCTACGTGACCACTCTGACAGGTGGGAACGTCCTTCGGTTCTGGTCCGAGATCGACGAGACCAAGCGAGATGACTCGATGTTCGACACCGAGAAGAAGCTGCCCCTGCTCTTCACGGGCTGGACCGACAACAACCCGCCCCGCAAACGCCAGCGGACGCTCATCATCAAGGCTGAAAACCAATGAGCCGCATCGTCTATGGTCAGGTCACGCCGATCGCCACGACCCATGTGGACTTCGGCATGGTCTACGCTGGTGAGGCCAGCCTCAAGCGGCAGGATGGCAAGCCTGGCTTTTACCAGGTGGCCTACCTCGGCAAGCTCCCGTCGGTCGGCAAGACCGTCGAGATCAATGGCGAGGCGTGCGAGGTGACCGTGGCCAAGCGCAGTGAGCTGAACGACGGCATCGCCCTCGTCACTGCCCGGATCCTGTAACCATGCGTACGTTGCAGGAGGTGTTGAAGGCAGCAGGGCCAGAGAAGGCGCACCTCGTGGCGCAGATGCTCTCGAAGCTTCCGCCTGAGCTCAAGGCCAAGCTGAAGTTCATGTGGCCGATCAACGCGCGCCCTGCCCAGCTGAAGCCGGACATGTTCCCCTGGGCCAACAGCCAGGATCCGAAGGACGAAGACCGCAAGGAGCTGATGTGGTTCGCCTGGTTGATCCTGGCCGGCCGCGGCTTCGGCAAGACCCGGGCTGGCGCCGAGTATATCCGCCAAGAGGTGGAGGATGCGCAGCGTCGGAAGAAGCCCATCCGGTGTGCACTCGTCGGCCCGACCGCCGGTGACGCCCGCGATATCATGGTCGAAGGTGACTCAGGCATCCTCGCGATCTGTCCACCGAACAACATGCCGAAGTACGAGAGCTCGAAGCGGCGGTTGACCTGGAAGGATGGAAGCATTGCCACACTCTTCTCCGCCGAAGAAGCTGACCGCCTTCGTGGTCCGCAGCACCATGTTGCGTGGGTTGACGAGCTCGCAGCCTGGCCAGATGCACAGGCGGTCTGGGACATGTTGCTGTTCGGGATGCGTCTCGTTCGCACCCGGACTATTGGGCCTCAGATCTGCATTACAACGACCCCGAAACCTGTACCTGCTCTGGTGAAGATCGCTAAGGCCCGGACGACGTTTATCACGTCCGGGTCCACCTACGACAACCGAGCCAACCTCGCCCCGACCTTCTTCGATGCCGTCGTCTCGAACTACGAGGGCACCCGCCTCGGTCGCCAGGAGATCGCGGGCGAGCTGCTGCTTGACATCATGGGCGCCTTGTGGTCGGCCAAGGACATCGACCGTAACCGAGTCCAGCTGCCAGACGTGCCGCCGCTGATCCGGGTGGTCACCGCCGTCGATCCCTCCATCTCGGAGAAGGATGAAGCCGAGTCCGGCATCGTCACGGCTGGTTTGGCTGCCAACGGCCACGTCTACGTTCTCGAGGACGCGTCGATCCAAGGGACACCGATCGAGTGGGCCCGGAAAGCCATGTCGCAGTTCCACCTGCACAAGGCGGACAAGCTGATCGCCGAGGCGAACAACGGCGGCGCCATGGTCGAGAACACCCTCCGCACCACGGCGGGCCTGAACAACTACGGCCTCTACAACTACAAGGCCGTCTATGCCAGTCGCGGCAAGTTGACCCGGGCCGAGCCTGTTTCGGCGTTGTACGAGCGGAACATGGTCCACCACGTGGGCATGATGAAGGAGCTCGAAGATCAGATGGTGAGCTACTCGCCGGCCCAGGCTGGTAAGATGCTGGCTGACCGGATGGATGCGCTGGTCTGGGCCGTGACCGAGCTGGCCGTCAAAGATGTACAGAGCGCCTCCCGCAAGGGTATGTTCGCGGAAGGGATGGAGACAAGTCATGGCCGTTAGCCCGAGCCGAGTACCGGACCCATCCGTGGTGGATCCGTGGATCTACGACATGCAGGTCAAGGCCAGTCTGCCGATGACGCTCATGGGCGGCTCGAAGGCCATGCAGGCATCCGGCGAGACCTACCTGCCGAAGAACCCGCACGAGTTCGACCCCGACTACGACTATCGCCTGAAGACGGCGCGGCTGCGGAACTACTTCAAGCGGACGGTCCAGAACACCGTTGGCAAGCTCTTCGCCAAGCCCTTCCAGATCGAGGGCGGGCTGCCGGTCATCGAGCCGATCTGCTGGGACGTGGACAAGGAGGGGACCGACGTCCAGGCCTTCGCCAAGGACCTGATGGCCAACGCCCTCGGCAGCTGCGGCCTCGGCCTGTTCCTGGTGGACCGCGAGGCCGTCGTGGCAGCCACGGCAGCTGACGACCAGCGTCGGAACACGGCGCCGTACTGGGTGCCGATCCCTCTGATGGACCTGATTGCCCTCCGCTCGATCGTCATCAACGGCCGCCGTGAGATCACGCAGTTGCGCTACTATCGGACCGTCGAGAAGGTCATCAACGAGTTCGAGACCGATTACGTCCGCCAGATCCGGATCGTCACGCCGGACGGCTGGCGCGTCATGGAGCACACCCGCGTGCCCCGCACGACCCGGATGGTGTGGACGCAGGTGGCCGAAGGGGTGAACACCCTCGGCAAGGTCACGCTAGTTCCGCTGTATCTACAGCGGACCGGCTTCTTTCAGGCCGAGAACCCGCTGGACGATCTGGCCGACATGAACCTGGAGCACTTCCAGATCCGGTCCGAGCAGCGTCGCTCGCTCCAGGTGAATTCATTCCCGATCTTGGTCGTGACCAACTTCGACGGCGACCTGAAGGACATCGTCCTCGGGCCGAACTCGATCTTCGGGATCAAGGGCGAAAAGTGCGACGTCAAGTTCGTTGAGTCGAACGGCCGCCACCTCGAGGCCGCTCGCCTGGAGTTGAACGACCTCGTCGACCAGATGCGAGCGTTCGGCGCCCAGTTCGATAAGCCCGGAGAGGTCGGCACGGTCGAGTCCGCCTCGGGCCGGATGATCGATGCGCAAGAAGCCACCACCGTCCTCCAGCTCTGGGCCTTGTCCTTGAAGGACTCCATCGAGCTGGGCCTGGCGTACACCGTCGACTGGCTCGGTGGAGACTCCTCGAAGCTCGAGCAGACCGGCCAGGTCAACATCAGCCTCGACTTCACCCGCGTCCTGTCCGAGGCCGGCCTGAAGCTGATCGTGGAGGCCCGTCGCCTGGGCGACCTCAGCCGCCGCCAGTTCCTGGAGATCTATCGCCAGAACAGCCTGGTCGGTGAGGACTTCGACTTCGACAAGAACGAGGCAGAGCGTGACGACGAAGGGCTGGACGACATCCCGCCGACCGGGACCGGTGCGCCTGCACCGGCTGCCTAAGTGGCGGACGACGCCAACACTGAGCTGCTCGACCTCATGCTTCAGCATGAGATCTTCTTGCAGCGCTACAAGAAGAACCAGCTGCAAGACCTGGTGATCTTCCTGCGGAAGCTGACCGACGACGTGTCTGGCCAGCTCGGGCAGCAGTTTGGCGACATCTCAGGGTCGGTGAAGAGCACCCGGCTGAATGGGCTGCTGCACAGCCTCAACAAGATCAGCGATGCCGCCAGCCAGGAGATGATGACCCTGGTCCAGTCGCAGCTGAGGGACCTGGCCACCTACGAGAGCGGCTTCATGGTCGGTGCCGTCAAGTCGGTCCTGCCGATCGAGCTCAGCCTCGTCACGCCAGCGCCCGTTCAAGTCTGGGCAGCCGTGACCGCCCGGCCCTTTGAAGGCCGTCTCCTCGAGCAGTGGGTCGTGGACTACAGCTCCAGTCAGCGGAAGCGGATCGAGCAGGCCGTTCGGACCAGTGTGGTTGAGGGTGAGACCGTGGACACGGCCATCCGGCGGATCCGTGGGACGTCGAAGCTGGGTGGGCAAGACGGTATCATCCAGGGTGTCACGAAGCGTTCTGCTGAGGCCCTGGTTCGGACTGCCATCAACCACACGGTGACCGCCGCCCGTCAGGAGTCGGCCGAACAGAACTTCCAGGTCCTGAAAGGCATGCAGTGGCGGGCCACCCTGGACAGCCTGACCAGCCTCATCTGCATCAGCCGAGATGGTACGGTCTACCCGCTCGACTCAGGCCCCAGGACGCCTGGCCATCCGAACTGCCGGTCCACCATGATCCCCATCCTGAAGAGCTGGAAGGAGATGGGCATCAACCTAGCGGAGTCCCCACCGGGCACCCGCGCCTCGCTCAACGGCCAGGTGCCGGCCAGTGAGACCTATGGCACCTGGCTGAAGCGCCAGCCGGCCGGCTTCCAGGATGACGTCCTCGGCTCCGCCCGTGGCCAACTGTTCCGCTCTGGCAAGCTGTCCGTGGACCGCTTCGTCGACGAGTCCGGTCACACCTACACGCTAGCGCAACTGCGCCAGAGGCATCCGGCTGCGTTCTGACGCCCGTGTACAAAGGCTTCAATTCCAGGGTATAGGCTGGCGCATTGAACGTGTGTCAGGAAGCTCACGCTCAATGCCGAGACCAAGGGGAACTTGGTCGCAAGCGGATGGGACATCCGGACTCGGAGAAGACAATGCTCAAATCAGTGATCGACAGCTTGGACGCAGTGGACGAAGGGTTCCGCAGTCACTACAAGGCCGGGACGGCCGAGCAGGGATTGGACGGCAAGTTCATCCTCGACGTGGAGGCATTCAATGGCTTCGGCCTGGAGAATGTCGACGGCCTCAAGAACGCGTTGTCGTCCGAACGGACTGCACTCGCCGCCGAAAAGGCCCGCACCAAGGCATTCGAGGGTCTCGACCCAGTGGCTGCCAAGGATGCTGTTGCCAAGATCAAGGAGCTGGGCACGTTAGACCCGAAGAAGGACGTCGACCGGCTGGTCGAAGAGAAGCTCAACGCACAGTTGACGCAACTCAACGATCGACACACGTCTGAAAAGACACAGCTGGAAAAGAAGATCGAAGCCCGGGACGGGCTCCTCAAGTCGACTTTCCAGCGCGAAGCAGCAGTCAAGGAAATCGCCGCCGCCAAGGGTGACGTGGACCTGCTATTGCCGCATGTTCTGCCCAGCGTCGCATTCGAGTTGGAGGAGGGCGAAGACGGGAGTCTCACGCCCAAGACCAAGGTGATCGACGAGAAGGGTAACACCCGGATTGGTGACAGTCAGGGCGGGAGCATGACGATCGCACAGCGCGTGGCTGAAATGAAGAACAGCGAGAAGTTCGCCCGGCTGTTCGACGGCTCAGGCCATAGCGGGTCTGGTGACCGCCAAACGACGACACCGTCGGGTGGTGGCAAGAAGATCGCCACGATGAGCCGCAAAGAGAAAGCGGCTCTGATCGGCGAGCTCGGCCAGGCCAAGTACAATGAGCGGGTGAACGCCGAACGGTCCCAGGAAGCACCAGCCTCCTAGGGCTATCTGACACACAAGCGAGGGAGGCCGTTATGGCAGCCGGTACGAAGACCGACTTCAAGATCTACAATGAGCAGTACTACGGCGGTTACTTCGAGGTTCAGCAGCAGAACGTCGATGCATTCAACGCCGCTTCGTACGGTGCCATCACGATCGTCACCGAGGCGATGCGCGGCGACTTCGAGCAGGAAGCGTTCATCAAGCAGCTGACGGGTACGGCACAGCGCCGTGACGTCACCAGCGTGGCGGCCGTCTCCGACAACAAGTTGCAGATGGGCGAGTACGTCGGCGTCAAGCTGAACCGCCGCCACGGTCCGATCGCGCAGACGGCAGACGCCTTCCGCAAGATCGCCGCAGACGCCGAAGAGATGAGCTACATCATCGGTGCCGCTGCAGCAGCAGACGAAACGGCAGAACAGCTGAACACGGCGATCGCGATCATCAACGCAGCCCTCTCGGGCGTCGCCGCGGTGAACTCGACGGCGGCCACGGCGATCAACCACCTTCTGCTCTCGCAGGCGCGTGCAAAGTTCGGCGACCAATACAGCCGTCTACGCATGTGGGTCATGCACTCGACCGTCTTCCATAGCCTGATCGGCACCTCGATCGGCATGAACCTGGACTCGGTCGCCGGCGCGATCATCTATGGCGGCACGCCCGCCACCCTCGGCTTGCCGGTCCTCGTGACCGACTCGCCTTCGCTGGTCATCGTCAATGGCGGTGGTGCAGGCGTCGACGAGTATGTCACGCTCGGCCTCGTCGAGGACGCGGTCGCACTGACTGAGTCCGAAGAGCGGGAACTGATCTTCGAGAAGCTCTCCGGCTTCGAGAACATCATGTACCGCTACCAGGCGGAATTCGCATACAACGCACGCGTGTCCGGGTTCGCCTGGGACATGGCTGGCGGCGGTGCGAACCCCACCTCGTCGGCGCTTGCAACGTCGGCCAACTGGCTGAACGTGACGAGCAACACCAAGAACCTGCCGGGCGTGCGTCTCCGCACCCGGTAATTCGGTCTAGGGCGGCTTCGGCCGCCTTAGTCTGCTCTCGAGCACACGAGGTAAAGTCATGAAGGTTCTGATCTTCCACGCAGCAACGACGGCCCTGTCCGCTGCGATGGTCACCAAGGCTGCGAACGAGCTTCGCAACCAGGGGCACTCGGTCGGGGAACGCAATCTCCCGGCCTTCAAGTCGGAAGGCGAGCCGGCCGATCTGGTCATGTTCGTCCTTTCGCCGCAGGACGCCGACTCGTTCAAGGATCGCGGTCTCGAAGCGATCGCCACGTTCGGCGGCGAAGAAGCACGTGATCGGTTTGCTCAGGTCGAGCTGCCGGATACCGACGAGGAGTTGAAGGACTTCGACTTCCAGACGATCGTCAAGGCGGTCCCGACGGAAGACGCCGGCCAGATCACGTTCGAACAGGCCAAGGCCGAGGCGGTCCTCCGTGGCCTCGAGGTCACGGCCGACACGACCAAGGCGGAGTTCGAGCAGATGCTCGGCCTCAGCATCAGCGACAGCGTGCAGGCATTCGACCGCCGGTCGGACGAGCGTAACAACTTCGATGGGGCCGAGCGCCGTATCGGTGTTCGCACCTCGAACGTCCTGCCGACCGTCAACGGTGTGCCGATCAGCCGCCTGAACGCCGAGCAGCTTCGTGCAGCCGCGGCCGACATGGGGCTGAAGACTACGGCGACCATGAAGGACGAGACGATCATCAACAAGATGACCGAGCTCTTCGCCAAGAAGGTCGAAGCACGTGACGGCTCCATCCCGCTGGTTGGCGAAGTCGGCGGCGACGGCAACAGCAACACGCCGGTCGATCCGGCCACGCTCGAGGGTGACGCGCTCCGCAAGGTCGCCGACACCGAGGGTGTGAAGCACGCCAAGAACGCATCGGACGAGACCGTCCGCGCTGCGATCGTGAGCGCACGAGAGGACAAGACCAATGGCTGATGCCGACAACGCCACGACTGCCAAGGCAGCCGATAAGGCGTCGGACATCAAGGTCCCCACGGACCTGTCCAAGGTGTCCAATGCCAAGGCGCGTGAGCTCGTCGATGCCGGGGCGGTCGAAGACCGTGACTTGCCAGGCAAGATGTACAAGCGCAAGGCCGACGGGTTTGTCGCCCGCATCCCGAACTACACCTTCGATGCATACATGGATGTGCACAAGGCGGAATGGGATGAGATCAAGCTGACCACGGACGAGCCGGCAACAGCCGACGACGCCGCCAAGGCCTGATGACAACGTGAGGGCCTGGACTTCGGTCTGGGCCCTCATCCCTTTGAGGAGCTGCTCGTGGTTGACCTTGTAGTCGAGAATGGTTCAGGCGTCACGGGCGCCAACACATATGTCACCGTCGAGGAGACGGTCACCACGCTTGAAGGCCTTGGACGGGCCTCGTTTGGTGAGCAGGATGAGGACAAGCAAAAGTCCGATATTCTCAACGCCGCCCTCTACCTCAACATCGCATTCACCTGGGGCTTGCCGCTCAGTGTCAGCCAAACCATGGGTCTGCCGAGCACCTACTGGGACGGCATCCCGGCCAACGTTAAAACCGCGCAGATCCTGCTCGCCTACGAGGCCAGCCAGGGTGAGCTCTTGCCATCCACCACCGGCCAGACGATCAGTGAGATCGAGGAACGGTTCGAGGGCATCGGCAGCACCCGGACCAAGTATCAGGATGGCAGTTTCACCGGCCGTCGGTTCCCGCTGGTCGATGGGCTTCTGCTGCCGCTGACCAGCCGGGTGATCGGCTCCAGCATCCAGACGGCACGGCGGCTGATCGGATGACCGACACAGCTTTCTACGATCGGATGGACTCGCTGGCCACGAAGCTCCTGACCAAGTTCGGGAGCCTGGCCACGCTCCGGACCGTGACGATGTCGAAGCCGAACGCTCAGGGCATCTCCACCCGGACCACGGTGGACAAGGCCGGCCTGGCCGTGGTGACCAGCACAGAGACGGCCTTGAAGATGTTCGAGAAGATGCCCACCGCCGTGGTCGTGGGCAAGTTCCCGGTCGAGCCGACCTCGGAGAGCCTGGTCCTCCATGGCGGCAAGACCTGGAAGGTCATGGACGTCAAGCTGGCCAGCCCGGTCGGTGTGATGATCGTGGCCTTCCTGGCCGTCACGAAGCCGTGATCAGAGCCCGGTTCAACATCAACACCAAGAAGCTGGCTGGCGACATCGACCAGCTGGTGATCAGGATCCAGCAGAAGATCGCCTTTGAGATCCTTGAGGGTGTGGTCAACATGAACCCGGTCCTGACTGGCCGGTCCAGGGGCAACTGGCAGGTCAGCCTCGGGGTTCCAGCCTCAGGTGTGCTTGACTCCTGGCCCGCTGGAGCGCAGGATGTAATCTACCGCGGCCAGGCCACCATCGACTCGATCCAGGTCTTTGGACCTGTGTACATCTCCAACAATGTGCCGTATATCCTCGAGCTCGAAAAGGGAACCTCTACGCAGGCGCCACAGGGCATGGTTCAGGTGACGCTTGACAGAGTGGGAGCTCAATTTAGGTAGGTGACTGCGAGTGGACTTTCTTGGCTTCCGGAACACCATGAGAGAGTGGGTACGGGCGCAAGTCAATGCAATTCCAGTCTTCCAAACCTTCCCCCTGGTCGTGACCAACGAGACCTCCGCCTACGGTGTGGACGCCACCTGGATGCGCTTCAGCATGCAGCTCGGTGAGGCCCAAGTGATCGGCGTGGGTACGGCCATAAAGCGCCGCCGCCGAATTGGTCGCCTCTACCTTGAGATTTTCGGCCCGATCAACACCGGTGAGACTGAGGTCACGGTCGCTTCCAATGAGGCCGAGCTCTTCCTCCGTCAGGCCACCGAGCCGACCGGTCACATTCACCAAGACATCACCCTCTTCGAACCCAGCACTTTCGAACGGCCCGAAGGTGGACGGTACTGCCAGGTCGTGAACGCGCGTATCCAAGTCGACCTGTTCTCATAGGGAGTTAGACCATGCCAAGCTTCGGCGCAACGAATGACCTGATCGTCTCCCATGTGCTGGAGACCACCATGGGCGTCACGCCCGCCAACCCGGTGATGAACCGGCTGCGGGTGAACGGCGAGACCTTGGGCCCGAACGTCACCTTCGACGAGACGGACGAGATCAACCCGAACTACGATCTGACCGACCTCATCCTGACCGGCTCGTCCGCGGGTGGTTCGATCCCGTTCGACTTCGCCAAGTCGGCCGCGTTCGACATGGTCCTGGAGGCGGTCCTTCGTGGCACCTGGACGGCAGGCGTCCTGAAGGCCGGCATCGTCCGCCGGTCGTATAGCCTTGAGAAGAGCTTCCTCGCCGGCGGCAGCCGCAAGTACATGAAGTTCCTCGGCCTTCGCTATGGTGGGATCACCCTCACGGGTTCGGTCGGCGGCAAGACCACCGGCACGATCGATGCGATGGCGCTCTCAGCCATCCCGGGTACGACCAGCATCGTCGGCACCGGCAGCGTGACCGAGCCGGCAGAAACCCGCATCCTCTCGATGGTGGACGTGACCGTCTTCACGATCACGGGTGATACGCTTCCGCTGATCATGACCGGCTTCACGCTGGGCATTCAGAACAACCTCCGCATGAACCAGGGTCATGGTCAGGTCGCCGGCTACGACATCCAGTACGGCATGCGGGAAGTCACCTTCACGTTCGATGCCTACTTCGAGTCGTGGGAGCAGATGGACAAGATGCTCAACCGGACGAACAGCAACGTCTCCATGACCATCACCGACGGCACCAACACCTATTTGGTCCGCCTGCCGAAGCTCCGCTACCGGAACGTGACGGCCGACGCCGAGGGCAACAACGCCGACATGATGCAGACCATCGAGGGCCGCGGCCTGATCGATGCGACGCTGGCCACGTCCCTTCAGATCACCCGTACCCCGGCCGCCTAAGCCGGGTATCTATGGGGCTGGCTGCTGTGTCGGCGGCAGTCAGTCCCACCAAACCAGCCGACAACTCACCGACAGGAGTTAAGACCATGGGTTTCTTTGACGACCGCTACGCCAAGATTGACGAAAACCTGATGAAGGACGGAGCCGAGATCGACTTCGGCGGCGGCTTCTTCGTCACCATCCGTCACGTCTCGAGCGAGAAGGTCAACCTAGAGCGCGGCAAGATCACGCAGCGCATCCGGGTCATGGGCCGCAACAAGGAACTGACGCCCGAGCAGAACAAGCTCGTCACCAGTCACGTCGCAGCACACGGCGGCATCGTCGGCTGGCGCGGCGGCGGAGTTCCTGAGTTCACCCCGGCGTACGCCGAGGAAGTTTTCAAGGAGCGTCCTGAGTTCCTCGAGGACGTGGTGACCGCCATGACGTCGTACGAGGCCTTCCGGGCCGAGACGATCGATGGCACGGTGGGAAACTCCGAGCAGTCCTCGAATGGGGTGTTGAGTTCGGACCGCACCTAGAAGCTCTCGAGTTCCACCAGTCCAATGGCCATGTGATCAAGGCCCTGGACGAACGGCCCGAGATCGAAAGTGGGACCGAGTGGATCTGGCAGGCCTTCAACCGCTTGTCAACCACTCGGTCCAACGGGTTCGGACAGGGTCCCATCTCCTACCTGGCGCTTACCACATACGCGGCTGATCTAGAGCTCTCTGAGGGCGAACGTGAATACCTCTGGGACTGCCTCAAGAAGCTCGACACGATGTACCTAGAATTGGTGAAGCCGAAAAAGTAGGAGGTAGCCGGTGGCCGACGAACAACATGGCATTGAGATCGGCATTGACTCGACTCAAGCCGAGGCCGGCAAGAACCGCGTCATCAAGTCCATTGACCAGATCAAGCAGGCCACCAACAGCCTGTCTGGTCTCGGTCTCAAGGTCGGTGACGGCTACAAGAACTGGTCGCAAGCCGCCGACCGAGCAGCCAAGTCCACGACGAAGTCGATGGATCAGATCCGTGCCGCCGCCAACAAGGCTGGTGACACCGGGGCTTCGGCTGCTCGGCGGATGGAGAACGCCTTCAACAAGGGCGCCCTCGGCATCGACCGTATGGCCAACGCTACCAAGCGGCTGCAGCCTAACTTCGCCCAGATTGAAGCCTCGTACAACCGCATGGGCCGGATGGATCCGTTCAAGGGTCCGACCGCTAGTGCTGGCAAGTTTGGTGCACAGCTCCTCAACCTCCGGAACATCATTATCGGTGTCGGCATGGTCGAGCTCGGCAAGTCGATCGTCAACACCGAAGCCCAATTCCGCGGGTTCGACCAAGCCCTGAAGATCGTCACGGGCAGCACGAACCAGGCCAACAAGGAGATGGCTTTCGCTGAGGGTGTGGCCAACCGCTACGGCCTCCGCATCAAGGACCTGACCGCCTCGTACGTGGGTCTGCTGGCAGCCAGCCGCGGCACTAACATGGAGGGGCTGAAGAGCCGTGAGGTCTTTGACGCCGTCACGAAGGCGGGTGTAGCCTACGGCCTCTCGAACGACAACATTCGTGGATCACTCCTGGCCATCCAGCAGATGATGAGCAAGGGGACGGTCCAGGCTGAAGAGCTTCGTGGCCAGCTCGGCGAGCGTCTGCCTGGTGCCTTCCAAGTCGCTGCCCGCGCCATGGGTGTGACGACTCAAGAGCTGGGCAAGATGCTCGAAGCCGGCAAGGTCGTCTCGAGTGACTTCCTGCCGAAGTTCGCTGCGCAGCTCCAGAAGGAGATCCCTGACGGTGCGAAGAGCGCCTACTCCGGGTTCAACGCCTTCTTGAACGAGCTCGATCGGGCCGTCCGCGTGCTGGCCAACTCAGGCATCTTCAAGGGTCTGACCGACGGTGCGAAGGGTCTGGGCGACGCCCTGCAGAGCTTGGTCAACGACGGCAGCCTGGCCAAGTTCGGCCAGATGGTTGGCAGCACGATCGGCTTCCTCGGCAACAACATCGGGCTGCTGAAGAACGCGGCGATCGCCTACGGGATCTACTTTGCATCGATCAAGATCGGCGTCATGGTGGCCTTCGTCAGCCAGCTCGTGGCCTTGGAGATCGGGCTCGGCGCCACGACCACCGCAGCCGCACTCGGCAGCATTGCGCTGAAGGGTCTGCAGGCTGTGTTGATGACCTTGATGAGCCCGCTCGTGTTGGTCACGGCAGGCATCGCCGGCCTGGTGTTCGCCTTCATGAGCATCAGCTCTGCTGGCAAGACCACGCAGGCCTTGGTCAACGGCATCGGCCAGACCCTGAAGGACGCCAACCTCGCCTTCCGTGAGGCCTCCCAGCGGGCCGGCGCAGCCGCCACGGGCGTGGCAGCGGTGGGGACAGGTGCTGCGGGTGCTGTCGGCGGGATCAACAGCTTTGCGGGCGCAGTCGGCAACGCTGCGCAGCAGCTCTACAACCTGGCCAAGGCCAAGCAGGCTGCCGCCTTCTCCGAGCTGGTGGCTGGTCGGAACAAGGCAGCCGTCACGTTCAACCAGCTCCGGGCGCAGTCCGACGTGGGCCTCGCTGAGCGCTCCGAACAGGCCCGTCGGACGGCTAGTGGCGGATCCGGCTTGGCACGCGTGGGCAACATCGTCCGCGGTGTGGGTCAGGCCTTCGGTGTGGCCACGGACACGGCTGCCAAGACCTTGGGGTTCGGGCCGGACGAAGGCCGCATTCGGAAGAGCGCTGAGCAGGCTGCTCTGGCCGTCAAGTTCTATGACAAGGCCATCGTCGAGACTCGGAAGAGCCTCGAGCAGTTCGTCACCGCTCAGGACCGTACCTCGGTTGCTACGACTGGTGTCACCAAGCCGAGTGTCGGGCTGGCCAACGCCCTGGCCCAGCAGGCTGGAGCGATCACCGATGTGCAGAAGGCCACGGCGAACCTCGCAGTCGTGAAGGCCACGGCGGGCGCTGAGCTCAAGGCCGGCACGATCACCCAGGCCCAGTACACTGCCCGAGTGGGTGACGCCATCCGGGCCGTCAATGAGCTTCGTGAGTCGCACAAGTCCGGCGGCGCTGCCCTGGCTGCGTACAACAAGAAGATGGCCGAAGGCGCAGCCAACCAGGGCAAGCGCCAAGGCATCACAGACCGCTACGACGAGCAGCCACGGTTCCTGGACATCATGGACAAGGACAAAGCCGCCCTTGGTGAGATGGTCGGCGAGTGGATCCAGGTCGGTGACGCTGTCGTCCGCTACACTGATGCCATGAAGGCTGCAGACACGGCGACGTTGAACCTGGCTGCCAACAAGCCCTTCGACAACATCGTCAAGGCCAGCATGGAGGAGTTGGCCATCCAGCAGAAGATCCTGCAGGGTCGCCACATCGAGGCGGAGGCCCTCCAGCAGAAGTTCGACTACGAGCGCCAGTTCGGCAAGATGCTGCCCGAGCAGTACAAGCAGCTCCTGGCGATCGCAGCTGCGAACGAGCAGATCAACCGGGCGCTCGAGGATCAACGGCGCCAAGTCGAGATCTACGTCGGAGTCGTGGACGATCTGCAGTCCGCCTTCGAGCGGTTCCTGAACGACGCCTCGAAGAACCCGTTCAAGGCCAGCGTCAACTTCCTGAAGGACGCATTCGCCGGCTTCAAGAATATGATGATCAAGACCATCTCGAACGACATCTTCGGAGGCCTACAGCGGGAAGTCGAGGACATGGTGTCTGGCCAGTCTGGTGTCGATGCAGCGGTCAAGCAGCTGGCCGATGAGACGCTCAACGTGACGAGCTCGGTCGCCGACATCAAGACGGCGTCGTACGACATGTCCGCAGCGCTGAAGGACGGCGCCAAGATGCTGCGGGACGCTGCCAACTACACCGGCTCGGACGACAGCCCGACCGCTGAACTGGCCTCGCTCCTGGCCAAGGGCAACGGCGTCACCGGCCCGAACATGAACGGCGAGGATCCGACCCAGGCCGACATCGTCGTGATGGGGAAGAAGCTCGGCCTGCCTGGTCTGAGTGGTGGCAAGTCCGGCAGCACCGACATGTACAGCCAGATCGTAGAGAAGTTCGTCGGTCGCCTGAGCGGCAAACTGACCACGCTGTGGAACGCCATGCCGAAGGGGATGCAGGGCGTACTCAAGGGCGTGGGCGGTACGATCCAAACTGGCCTGGCCAAGATCGGCATCAAGCTCCCGAGCACCTTGGAGGGCATCGGTGCCACGGTCGGCAAGGCCATGAAGGGCGCCGGCATGGGCATGATGGCTTCGGGCATCGTGAACTCCCTGGGCCTGAAGCAGTCGCAGACCGGCGCAGCGATCGGCGGTGCCATCGGCAGCTTCTTGCCCATCCCTGGTGGGAACATCATCGGCGGCATTGTCGGTGGCACGATCGGCGGTCTGTTCATGAAGCCGAAGTCCAGCTCGGCCAGCTTCGGTGCTGACGCCAACGGCGCCAACCAGGTGACTGGTGCACAGGGCAGCAATGCGGCTCTGAAGGCCGGCGCCACGGGCAATGCGAAGGCAGTCCTCGGAGGCCTTGGTCAGATAGCCTCGCAGCTGGGTGGGTCTGTGACCGGCACGCCGAATGTCACCATCGGCACATGGGACGGCAAGTACCGGGTGGCCAGCACCACCACGAACGACCCGCTCCACGCCAAGAGCAAGGCCGGTAAGGCTGGGCTGATCAAGGACTTCGGCACCGACGGCGAAGCAGCGGCGATCGCCTACGCCATTCAGCTGGCCGTCAAGCAGGGTGTCATCACGGGCATCACCGATGCTTCGAAGCGTGTGCTGTCCTCGTCCAACGACACCGAGGCCGCCGTCGCAGCCGCCACGATCTACGAGCAGCTGCACCGTCAGGCTGCGATGCTTCGGGATCCGATCAAGGGTGCGTTTGACGAGTTCAAGCGGGGTATGGACAACACCATCACCCAGCTCAAGCAGGCAGGGTACTCGGCCGACGAGATCGCTCAGGTCCAGGTCGTGTTCCAAGCTCAGCAGAAGCAGATGCTCGAGGAGATGACGAGCGGATACCAATCGTTCCTAGACATGATCACAAAGGGGCCGGACAGTGGCCTGACCATCTTCGACCAGTTCGGCGTGGCGCAGAAGGACTTCGCGGTGGCCAAGGCCGGGCTGGCCGACGGCAGCACGACGCAGGACGAGTTCACGAATGCTGGTCAGAAGCTCTTCGACCTGGCCCGTCAGACCTATGGCACTGCGACGCCGGAGTTCGAGGCGGTCAAGGCCACGCTGGTCTCGGCGACCGAGGATGCTCTCCGGGCCGTGCAGCAGGCGAACACGGACATGGGTGTGGTCAACGCTGTGACCACCGCGGCTGCGTCGGCTGCGGCCCAACGGACCGAGACGAACAACTACCTGGCCCAGATCGCTGCGAGCATGGCGGCTAGCGGGACGGCAGTCGGGACTGGCGCCAGTGGTGATGGTGCGAACTATTACGGCAAGGCCTACGCAGATCGGATGAACTACTGATGGACGTTTTTGCCACCCTCATCGAAGTCGTTGCGTACGATCCGACGCTCGGCAGCCTGACCACGCACCGGCTGACCAACCGCAATGATCCTCGGGCAACAACGGCGAACGGTCAGTCCTGGGCGCCGGTCGTGTCGCAGTCGCCGACCATCGGCTGCAGCGTCTTCAACGGTGCGTTCACCGCTGCTGGCCAGATCGATCTGGGCGACTTCGTCATCAGCCTGGCTGACACACAGGCCGACAACCTGACCCGGCTCGTGTGGTCGGGTGCCCAGATCAAGGTCTTCGCTGGCAACATTGCACAGGGCGTTTTCAACCAACTGTTCACCGCCGTCGGGACTGGTGCCCTCCGCAAGGGTCGTTTAGAGCTGGTTGTGTCGATGACCGACCGCTCGGCGCTGCTTGATCAGAACATGCTGGCGCAGAGCTACGCCGGCACCGGGAATTTGGAAGGCTCGGCCGACGTCAAGGGCGTGTTGAAGCCGTGGGTCTTCGGTGACGCCAAGTTCTGCCGGCCAGTGCTGCTTGATCCTGTCCGCCAGATCTACCAGGTCAGTGCGTATGGGCCGATCGAGTCCACCTACGCCGTGTTCGAGGGTGGTCAGGCCATCACGTTTCACGCCGACTTCAGTCAGGCGCAGCTGACCGACTTCTTGACGGGTGCCAGCCCACCGCTCGGCAAGTTCAGCCGTTTGAACGGCTACGGCCTGATCCGCCTTGGTAGCCGACCCTCGTTCCCGGTGACTTGCCACGTCAAGGGCGACTCCGGGACCGTGGTCGGTGGGACGGCGATCACCAAGGTCGGGAACGTCATCAACCGGATCCTCGGCGTCACGACGGCTCTGCCTGTCAAGGCGACCAGCCTGTCGAACCTTAACGCTCTGCAAGTCGAGCCTGTCGACGAGTGCTTCGATGAGCAGCTGACCATCGCCGACGCCTTGGCCGGTCTGCTCCTGGGGTTCGGTGCCTACCACACCTTCAATGAGCTCGGTGAGCTGATCTTTGGCCGGGTCCGGTTCGGCTCGACCACTCTGAACTTGGACGGCACGAACAGCCTGGAGCCCACGGTCCTCGGGATCAACCAGCTGCCCACCTCGGCGCCGGTCTGGGACCTCCGGCTCGGGGCTGAGCAGTGCCATTTCGTCCATCAGACGAGCGACGTGCCTGCTGCCCTAGCCCAGGCTGGGACCGATGCCGCCGCAGCGCTGCTGGCCGCTGGGAATGCGCAGACCACCGCGAACGGGAAGAACAAGGTCTTCGGCCCATCCACCACGCCGCCGGTTGGAGCTGTGGACGGGGACCTGTGGCCAGACATCTCGGTCACCCCGCAGACGACCCGCCGGTATAACGGCCAGAGCGCCACCTGGGTCGCAACGTCGAACCAGGTGACCAACACCAACCAGGTGGCCGATGGCGCTGGGCTAGGTCTGACGGCCGTCTGGGATAGTGTCACCGGCCAAGGCAAGCTGGACTTGATCCAGAAGGCCAATGACGCCTTTACCAACGCGAACACGGCCCAGGGCAATGCCAACACGGCGCTGACCCAGATCGATGCCATCCAGGCCGACGGTGTCCTGTCCCGCGGTGAGAAGCCGGACATCATCCGCCAATACACCGATGCCAACAACGAGTACGCGGACATCATCGCCAAGGCGAACGGCGTCTCGGTGACGACGAGCGTGTACACGGCCGCCTACAATGCGTTGGTCACCTACGTCGGCACGCTGAACCCGGCCCTGACGGACACGGCCAACAACACCAACATCAACATCACGAACTTCAACACGACCTTCTCGAATTACTATCGGGACCGGCAGGCCATCCTGAACGCCATCGCTGCGAAGGCTGCGACGCTGGCCACGTGGGACGGAGTCAGTGGCCAAGGCAAGATCGACCTAATCAACCAGTCAGCTCAGGCAGCGACGAACGCCACGAACGCCATCAATGCCATCAACGACCTGAGCAGCGATAACATTCTCAGCCGGTCTGAGAAGCTCGCGTTCCTGACGGCGATGAATGATCTGAACCGGTCGTACGAGTCGGCTGCGTCCACGTCGAACCAGCTGAACAGCGTCTACGGCGGGGACCCAACTGGGTCAGGCCGAGCCAACATGTTCAACGGGCGTCAAGACCTGAACAACTACCTGGGCGGCATCGGCAACTGGGCTGACCCGAGCCAAGACAGCTTTATCAACGGGGTAACGCTTCGGAGCCTAGTTAACACTGTCTACGTCCGGATCAGTGAGCTGCTGGCCGATAATGCCTCGTACATCAACAGCAAGGCCAACCTCGGTGTGGTCAATGCGGCAGCGGCCTTGGCTGATCTAAGCAACATCGGCGCCGACAACGTGCTTCACAAGAGTGAGAAGCCTGAGTTGATCAGTCGGTGGAACGAAGTTAATGCTGCCTACAACGGAGCTGTCACGGCATCAACCAACATCACCGCTACGTACGGCACGGACTATACGGCTACCGAGCGAAACGCTGCGTACAGCGCCTACCAAGCTGCCGCAGATTATCTAACCGCCATTCCAGGTGGTTGGTCCACGACCACAACTGACTCGACCATCAACGGCGCCACGCTCCGGACCATGTTCCAGAACGTGTACACGGCGATCGCCAATCTCGAGAGGGCCAATAACACGGTCTCTGTCCAGCGGGCGAAGGCTGCGAAGGACCAGGCCGACTCGGCGCAGACCAATGCGGGCACAGCTCTTACCCAGATAGTAGCCATCCAGGCTGACAACGTGTTGTCCGCTGGTGAAAAGCCGGAGATCATTCGGCGCGCCAACGACATCAATAATGAGCTGGCCGGGATTGTTGCCCAGGCCGCAGCCTTTGGCATCTCTAGCTCTGCCTACACCACCTCGCAATCGTCGCTCAACACCTATCTGGGCGGGATCCCAAATGGGTGGAACGACACCAGCCAAAACAGCACGATCGTAGCGTCTACGTTCAACGGCATGTGGGCCAACTATTATTCGGCCCGCCAAGCCCTACTCAATGCCATCGCTGCCAAAGCTGCTACGCTCGCCACGTGGGACGGCACCACCGGCATCGGGAAGCCTGAGTCGTTTGCCACCCGAGGCAACAACCTTGTGTACAACGGTGACGCTGAACAGGGCACAACGACCGGGATCATCGAAGCATTTGAATATGCTGGCGGCACTGTCTCGACGACTATCACCGGGTCGGCTGAAGCGGTCAAAGGCCAATATGCCTTCTCCATGAACAAGACTGCCAATGCGGGTGGCTTCGCCAATGCGTGGCGCGGAGTTCCATTGCAAGTCGGGCGGGAGTATATCCTGCGTGTGTCGATGTACGCCAGTGAAGCAACTCCCAATGGCGTTTACGTCAGGATGCGGCTGGGCGACTCTCTCGACGGCAATGGCTTCACTGACTCACAGGTCGTTAATCTTTTCTTCCATGAAAACCAGCCTGGAACCTTGGGTCTTACAGTTCTCGAGTTCAAGTTCACAGCCATCCGAAAATTCGGATGCCCTGCTGTCTACAATTGGACGAACGGGCCGCTTCGACTGATCGTGGACGAGGTAGAGGTCAAGGAGGCCAACCCGTGGCTGGGCATCACCGGCGATGGACGCCCTGCCGACAACGCCAGCGCCGACACCGTCATGATCCCCAACTCCAAAGCTCGGGTTGTCGGGAACGCGGTCTACGCTCGAGACAACGCCGGTGATTGGAGTGTGTACGCAGCAACTAATCGCTTTGCTCGGACACCGTGCCGGGTGCGTGGCAAGATGCCAATTGGTGGCACGATGGTTGGCCTGAGCAAATTCGCTACTGCGCAGCCAGGCCCGACCTACGGGCAGTGCGTAGGGTGGCATCGCAGCACCGATACCGATTGGTACATCGGTAACTCGGGCACCTTCTTCAATCAAGGGAAGGCGAAGGCGGGAGTTACGTTCAGCGACAACACGATGTTCGAAGTCGTCTGGAACGGCATTGACCGGATTGAATTCTACGCGGACGACGTGTTTATCGACTATGTGCCCAATAGCCTCAACGTCGCCGGCGGCGAGGGGTTCTACGGGGCGGTTGCCGCTGTCGCCACGACGCCGAACCGGGTGACTGATCTGGCCTTCACCTTCAACGCTGATATTACAGCGCTGAACCAACACTCGACTGGTGACGTGGGAGACGTCCAGCTAAACGCCGATTATCAGGGTATCATTCCGGCCAGCCAGTTCCCCATCGTTCGGTCGTTCCGCCGCCTGATCGGGATCACCGACGTTAGCCCTCAGACGGCTTACGCAAAAGGCTTTACGCCTGGTCTGACTGCCACGATCAACAACGACATCGGGACCAACTCCCGAGGGGATCTGACCATCACCGGCTATCAAGGCGGGTCCACCTCGGTGACCGTGTCGGAGACCTATGCCGGCGTGACGCTCTACAAGCAACTGGCCATCACGGTAACTCTGGCCCCTCCGCCGGCTTCGGGCGGCAGCGCAGGAACGGGTGGCAGCACGGGCGGCAGTGGCGCTGGTTCCCCTTCCTCCACCTCTGCGCTGACTGGACCAGGCAGCTCGACTGGTTACATCGTCGTGGCCACGCTCGCGCCAGTCACGATCGGCACGAACGCAACCTGCGAGTTGGCTTCGTCGATCACCTACAGCCAGGCCACCCGAACGACGGAGGGAGATACCACGTCCTTGGTCTATCAGTGGCAGGTGTCGATCAACGGTGGCGGCTGGGTAGACGTTGGCCCTCAGCAGTTCGGGACCGGCGCCTTCAACTACTACTCGCAGGACCCGCCGAAGGGTGCCCGGACCGGGCCGGGCTACGCCACCGGGATCACCACGCACACCTCGTTCAATGGCGCTCAGGCCACGTACCGTCTGCTCGGCGCCACCACCAACACCGCCTTGTCAGGCTTCTCTGGCACCATCAGCGCAACCCCGAAGTAGGATCAGACTGTGCCCCACTGGATTATGGAAAATGCACTAGGCGTCCAGGTGGTCGAGACCGACCCGAAGGATCCTATTCACGGCGAGGTCAGTCGCTGGGCGGCCGTGCCACGGCAGCCAGAGCCTGGTGAGAAGTGGGACTGGCAGCTGAAGAAGTGGGTCGTGGACGCTGAGATGGCGCTAAACGCTGTGGACATCACCCACCGGAACCTCAATGTCAGCATCTCGATCGAGCTGGCCCAGGCCATGAAGGCGCTGGAGGCCCGGCTGATGCTGGCCGGCGTCGCCATTGATGGCCAGGTCGCCGCTGAGGCCAAAGCTCTGAAGATCCCAACGGCCGTGTACGCCCAGACCGTGGCTGACAAGGCCAAGGCGGCACCGAACCCGGAGCTGGACCGTATCAAGGCCAAGAACGCGGTCAGGGTGAAGCTGGGCATCCTGGACATAGGCCTTTAGGCTGGGTATCATTGTGGCAGCTGGTAGGATAAACCAGCGCCACCTGAAGGAGCTCATGCTTATGTTGATGTCAGACCTTAAACCAGGAAGGGTTGAAATGCGGACGGCTCTCCAGCCAATTTTGGTCGCCCTCGGGATCTTCATCACGTCGGCCGTGGTAACTGCCCAGGACGGTATCTCCAATTCGACTGTCAGGGCCCAAGCCAAGGCAGCGATCAGTGCCAACAACGAGCTTCCATTCCCGCCAGGGTTTCTTGGGCATCCAATTGCTTACGCGGCGGCCATCTTCGGACAGCTTACAGTCCTTAGCTTTGCCGTCATGGTGATGGCCTGGTCCCTAGCCAACCTAGACCTTAACGCAGGCCGTGGGATCATCCGTGGTAAGATCACGAAGTGGACCTTGATCAACATCTACCGAGTGCGGTGGATCCTGATCATGATGGCCGTCTGTCTTGGCGTGACCGGAAACCTCCTAATCTATCTGACCTGGGGCGAAGTCAGCATCGGCACGATGGAGGTGTTCCTGACGATCGATAAAAGCATGAAGGCTTTGGCAGCCGTGCCGTTCGTCGCGTGCGTCTACCTCCTGGTCACGATGGACGAGGCCCACGCCTCCCAGCTCAGCATCGCGAAGATGCAGCCCGAACCGCTTTGGCCTGTAGCGCCGCAAATTCGTGAACAGTACCGAGCCATCGCGCTTATCTTCGGCATGGCGATCTTGGTCACGTTTGCGAAGGCGTACGGGCTGGATGCTTAGGTGTCGAACGGGGTCGCAGCAGCAACGACTGCAGTCATCACGCCGAGCTTCGGTCCGGCCATCGTCACCTTCTTCGGACTTGACATTCCAGTTATGGCGTTCGGGCTCTCCGTCATGGGCCTTATGCTGGCACGCTCGATTGCGCCGGCATCGCGTAGGAAACTGACGAAGAACCAAGAGCGATGCCTGACCGGGCTCCTTGGCTTGGTGCTGTTGATGGTGGTGTCGGGTCAGATTGGTGGGAAAGTACTCGGCCCTGGCATGGGCATGGTCTGGGGCATCGGCCTCGGCATCTCGGGCTTGCTCGTGGTCGAGTTCTTCGGGGACTATGTCATGACACTTCTGTACGCGATCTTCAACAAGCAAAAGCCGGACAATCATGGTAGCTAACACCTTCAGCTTCATCACCCAGCCCTTTCGGTACGCTGAGCAGGCGGACGCCGCTGTGCGCACGAACTATCAGCTCAGCCGCCAAGTTCAGATCGAGGGCCGGCTGACGAACCTGACGGACGCCGATGCGTTGGCCGTGATCCTGCACAACATCTTGAAGGCGCCACGCCAGCGGTTCGAGGTGACGGTGCTCGGCATCAACATCATGGTGCCCTCCAGTCTGGACGGCCAGACACCGTGCGCCTTGCTAACCAACGACCGCTTCAATCTCCAGTCCGGGCTCGTCGTGCTCATTCCGGACTTCACCATTAACCCGGGGACCGGCCAGACCGTTCTCCGCTGCTGGGGCTAAGACCATGATCGGACTGCTTGCCAAGCCCTGGGACATGACGGTGGCCTCCACCTCAGGCGCTGCGTTCAACAGCCTTTACCCGGCCACGAACGCCGTCAACAACGACTACGGTCGAGTGGTTCGGACCGTCGGCTTGGCGGCCGGAAACACCTCGACCATCGTCTTCGACCTTGGCACCGCCAGGGCCGTGGACTGTCTCGCCCTCCTGTGGCACAACATGGTGCCTGGCGACAGCATCAACTGGCAGGCCTCGGACACGGCGGCGTTCACGGCGGTGCAGTACCAAAGCGGGAACCTCGGCCCCATCACCGGCCAGACTGCCCGTGACTCGATGCTGTTGGCGAAGCAGCTGCTGACACTGGCCAACCCGGTGACGCAGCGCTACTGGCGGGTCGTGCTGACTACGTCGGGTGCCAAGGCGAGCGGGATCCAGTTTAGCCGGGCATTCGTCGGCAAGAGCCAACAGTTCATCGTTGGGCCCCAGAAGGCGTCGCTCGGAGCGAAGGACCTAAACTCGAGTGTCACCACTGAGACCGGCGAGACCCGCAGCCAAGAGGACAGTGGCCTGATCCGGCCCGTCGTCAGCTTGAGCTTCAGCTACAATCGCATGAGCGAGATGGAGCAGCTAATTGGGCAGTACACGCTAACGCTCGGCGTGTCGAAGCCGGCGCTGATCTGCACGGACCTGACCACGGCATTCATCCAGGACAACATCGCCTTCGGGCGCCTGGAGAAGGTGGTCACCATGGAGAGCGATGTCTATGACGTCTGGAGCTTCGAGGCCGTGGTGACCTCGCTCGGAATTTAACGAAGGAGAGCCGACATGACGAAAGTGCCTGAGAAGTATGCGTACCTGACCAAGGCCCCGAAAGCACCGATGATGGTGACCGAGGGGCTGAAGTTCTATGGCCTGCTCGAAGGGAAGGGCGTAGCCAACAACCCGATCATCGTCGGCTGGGCTGACGAGGTCTTCAAGTTGTGGGGCATTCCCTACACCAAGTGGGCAGCTGACTGGTACAACAAGGACTCGATCCCCTGGTGTGGCCTGTTCATGGCCATGCTCGCCGTTCGGTCTGACCAAGGTCATCTCAACCGGATGCCGCCGGTCTCGTACCTGTCGGCGCTCGCCTGGGCCGGCTTCGGGCACAGCGTCCAGTTCAAGGGGAAGGAGGGCTACCGCCTGAAGGAGATCGAGGTCGGCGATGTGGCCGTGTTCGTCCGGGACGGTGGCGGCCATGTGGCTTTGGTCGTGGCCGTCAGCGAGAACGGCAAGACCCTGCACGTGCTCGGCGGGAACCAGAGCGACTCAGTCAACATCACCGAGATCGGGATCGATCGCCTGTACGCCATTCGGCGGCCGAACTACCGGATCAAGCCTGAAGGCGCTCGGCACGTGACCCTCACATCGTCAGGCGTGGTTTCCACGAACGAGGCATGACGGTCTCACCGAGAACGATTATGGAGGTGCTCGGGGCTGCGGTCCTGAGTGCCCTCCTGATCTGGCAGGTCCTGGCCGTGGGGAAGCTCAAGACCGAGAAGGCGGACCTCCGGACGCAGCTCCAGACTGCCCAGCTCCGGGTTCAGGCCTCTGACGTGTCCAACAAGTCCTGCCAGCTAGCACTGGGTACGGCCGGCGCGGCCACAGAAGCGCTCAGCCGGGCCACCCAATCAGCCTACTCGGCTGTGGACCAAGCGCTCCAGCGGGCTCAGGATCGGACTCCGGTGACAGCTTCGGAGGTGGCCCGGCTGCTCAGCGTCCGAGCGCCTGTGGGTCAGGACTGCCAGACCGCAACCGGGTTGGCCCGGGCCGCGTGGGGAGAGGGCCAATGAAGCGGTGGTATGTCACACTGGCCCTGGTTGGTGTATGCGCCTGTGCGCGGCCTGAGGCGGTCCCGACCACCTTGAGCCAGAATGTGCCCACGGCGGTGGCGGTCAGCTGCTTGAAGCCAGGTCAACGGCCAGTCCGGCCGGCGAAGCTGGTGGAGGACCTGCCGGTGGCGCCCGAAACCCTTACGGAGATGGTCGGTCGGTTCCGCGCCAAGCTTCGGGAGTGGTCAGGCTACGGAGAGACGGCGGACTCTCTGATGAAGGCCTGCGAGACCGTTCCGCCAGCAGGAGCAACACGATGAAGATCGCAACGAAATGGAAGGCGCCTGGCGCCAAGGGTTCCAAGCCCGTCAACAAGACCTACATCACCCGGAGCGGCATCGCACCGGGCCGCGGCCCCTCGCCGGCCGTAATCACCCGCGCCAGCCGGTGAAGCTCAAGGAGGTCCTGACCGCAGTCACGCTGTGGAACATCAGGCTCTCCGCCAACCCAATCACGCAGTTAGCGACCATCATCGGTTGCGCTGCGTGGTTCGGGGCCGGCCTGACGGCCGAGATCCTGACAAATGCCCTCTCCATCTGGGCCATCATCTTAGGCCTCCAGCTCATCGTCAAGATGTTCCTGGACGAGGCCGCATCGGTCAAGCGGGATCACGCCATGCATGCGAAGCTGGACGAGATCCTCAAGGCCACAGCTGGTGCCCGAGACGACCTCGCCCATCTTGAAGATCAGACCCTCGAAGAAATCGAGGCGAAGCGCTGCTAGATCAGAGCTGCCCACGCATGTGGGAAGTGCTCTCGGCAGATCCTGTCAATCTCCTTCGCCACATCGGTCGACTCGCCCTGTGCATGGGCATCCAGCCGCAAATGGCACACCCGGGCGCACGCATAGAGCGAGCCCGTCCAGTACCACGACGTCATCATGTTCTGCAGCAGGAACATGCGAGCCTGCTCAGGCGCCACGCCGCAGTCCATATAGGCCTGGTAGACGTCGATCGAGTCGCTCATCAGCTTGTCCGCTGCGTCGATCAAATCCTGCGGCAGGATGACTTCGCCCGAGCTGCCCTGCTTAGCGCCGTTGATCGGCTTGCCTCGCCACACGGTCGGCAGGAAGTAGGTCGGTTCATCGCTGACGTAGCGGCGGCTGACCTCGTTCCAGACCAAGCCGATCTGATGCTTGACGAGCTGACGCGCTACGAAGATCGGGGCCGTGATCCGCAGCTGCACCTGCGCATGGGCGAACGGCGACCAGTGGCCGTGCTTACCGAGGTAGCCTAGCAGTTTGACGTCGCCGAGCTCCATGTGGTCGACGTGCTTGTCAAACGACACGCGAGCCGCATTAACCACGGTCAGGTCGGTCCCGAGCTTGTCGACGAAGTCGACGGTGGAGGCATTAACTATCTGCATCTTCGTTCTCCATGTAATCTGCGAAGCTGAGCCAGCGGCGAGCTGGCCGGACGTTAATCCACAGCAGCTCAGCCTCGCTGTGCGGATAAGGTTGGTCGAAGATGATCCGTTCACACGACGTGTTCATCAGCAGCTTCGTGCAGGTCATGCACGGGCTGGCGGTGACAAAGCAGCTGTGGATCCTGCGGACGTCGGCACACCGTAGGAGCGCGTTCTGCTCGGCGTGGATGGCATGGCAACCATCTAGGTTCGTGCCGCTCTGGGCGAAAGCGCCGGGGCAAGCCGACGGATACTGCACCGGGCCTAACGGATCGCCATCTGGCCACGTGTCTTGGGCTTGCCGATTGCAATGTGGCTGGCCCGCAGCGACACCGTTGTAGCCGGTGGACAGAATAAAGCCGTCCGAGTCCAGCAGCACACAGCCGACTGCGCGGCGGAGGCATGAGGCCCGTTTGGCAGTGACCCGGGCAACCTCCATTGCCCAGGCCTCCCTACTCAGCCGCTTCGTGTTCACTGTTCCCACCAGCGAAGCTCGTGACCGGCCTTCGTGTCCTTGAGGATATCGAGGAACGCCGCTACGCTGGTCCACCGCCCGTATGAAGGCATCATCTCCTCCGGGTTGTAGAGCGACACTGGCACAGGCACACCGTTGTTCCGGACCGGAGCTGTGTTCAGCACGGCCAGCACATCATCGAAGTTGCGCTGGTAGATGTGGCTCGACGCGGCCGTCAGGTGACAGTCACCGAGCTTGATCGGCACGCCGTGGAGGAGCGGGTGCTGGTTCAGTTGACGGGCAATCTCGGCCGACAGCATGCTGAAGTTGAACGCGTCGTACGGAATGCCCAGCCAGTTGTCACTCGACCGCATGAACACGTGGCACTCCAAGGCGCCGTCCCGGATCATCCAGCTGAAGGCGACAGTGCACGGCACATCCTTCGAGCGGGTGGGGTTCTGCCGCCAAGTGGTCAGCACCGACTGTCGAGTGTCTGGGTCCGACAGCAGAGCATTGACGACGTAGTCGAGCTGCGCCACGATCCTCGGCCCGTAGGCGCCGTAGAACTTGTGGCCGTCGTCACTGAACTTGCTGATGTCCTTGCTGTACGGCGCGATGGCGTCGACGTCGTCCCGGCCTGACAGGATCCACCATGCCTCGGCCGCCATGAACTTGTAGCCGAGCTTCCGAAGTGGCTGGACCACGACGGGGTAGTTCATGTCGAAGCTCAGAGTTCTGGACGGCACCTCCAGTGTCAGCTGGCCCCGCGGGCTGGTCTGACGGCCTCCAGCCATGACGAACGCTAGCTGTTCCCACCAGGCGTTATTGAGGGTCTGCATAGTCTGGTTCCTTTACTTGAGATGGGACTTGATCAGCGGGATCAGCGGATACTCGATCCCTGGGGTGAAACGTTTGTGATACTGCGGATGTGCCACCATCTCATGCGGGATACCCAGAGCCGTCAAAGCATCGGACGCAGCTTGGCCGAGCGCAATCGTGGGTCTGGCGTAGAGGTCCTTGATCTGGTGGACACCGTCCGAAGCGTTCAGCCACAGCAGCGCCTGCTCGGAGATGTCGGCCTTCCACAGCTGCTCGGTCAACCATGCGCTGGAGCCCTGCTTGCTGAATGAACAGAACGGGAATTGGCGGAGTGCGTCAGCGTCAGTGTGGTCACTGGCCTTCTCGCCGACCAAGATCACCTGGGCATCCAAGTCGCCGACCATCCGAGACCTCAGCTCATGCAGCGGGGCCCCGATCCGTTCGAGCTGGCTGCGGATGATCCCGTTCTGGCTGCCGTGCATCTTGTAGTTGTAGCGCACCACCGGGAGGTCCGTGTCGAGATGCAGCCGCTCGTAGCCTTGGTAGACATGTTCGAGCTGGTCGAGGCCTTCCAGCATCTCGGCCTTCGGGTCGAAGCCCTTCCGCTTCTTCCACTCGGTCGCCACTGCCTCCCACGGCGGGAGACACAGCACGACCACGGCGCCGTGCCGCATGGCGATCCGCTCGAGGTGGCGCCTGGCCACATCGCTGATGCGGTTAGTCCCACCCCGGAAGGCGCTGCCGTAGATTGGCTCCGACAACCAGCTGCGATCCATGATCAGGCCAGTGTAGTTGTTGATGGCGGGCATCATGCTCTCGACGTAGAACCGAGGCAGCTGCGCTGCAGTCACTCGAGGGAACGGTCCTTGGTGGATGACGGCCATCTCGCTACCGTACCTGTCACTAAGCTCTCGGGCCAGCGTGGTCTTGCCCGCGCAATCTGGCCCCTCAAGAATGATGATGCGTTTGACTCTGTCGGCCATGTTACTTCCTCTTGAAGGCCGAAGCATCGCCCCATGCGACGTCGGACTTGAGCTTGTTGGGCTTGGTCGGCTGAATTTCGCCGGCTACGTTCCAGAACAGGGCGCCGTCCTGTGCGTGGTCCTGCATGAACCTCCAGACCTTGGCGTCGTAGTTCGACGCAGACGGGAAGGGCGGCCGAAACTCTTTCTTCTCGTCCTGCAGGAACGCCATCGGGTGGCTGTGAATTATAGCTCGACCACGTTCACCCGCTTTGATATTCCGAGCAACCGCAACGCCGTGGTACTCTGCGTCAGGCCAGGCCAGTTGGAGTCCTCGTCCCAAAACTCCAGTTGACATGGCGGACCAGACTTCGGCAGGCGGTGACCCCATCCTCTTCGCGAGCTTGTCTGCAGTGGCCACAATCGCCGCTGTGACCAGGGGATGACGAAGACCAAGTGGGGCGAAGAGATAGCCGTGCTTCTCAGCAAATGCCTTCGCCTGCAGCTGAAGCACTGGCATGGCTGCGATGCGAGCGAAGCGCATCTCGCCGCCGAGCTCAACGGCCACCCGCTGATGATCTGACGCATCCTTTGAAGCTGGGGCAAATAGGATGAGCCGTTTGCCATACATCTTGCAGAGCTTGGCGAGGCTGATCGGTGCCCAACCGACTCGAGGTGCGACATAGACAATGGTGTCCTCCTTCATGCGTTGAACCAGCAGGCTGCCAAAGCGAGCCTTGCTGCCGAGCTCGGACAAGTCGTCTCGGACTACGAGCACGCTTCGCTCGGCATCGAGGCCGACCTTGGCTATGGTGGGGAGCGGAAACGGGTCCTTCCAACCCTTCGCCATCTGGCGGTAGGTCTCGACGGTGGCGCCGTGGTTGAGCTCGAGGAACGAGCGGTCGTTGGTATGGGTGTCGTGTGACATGGTGTCTCCTTCAGCGGGTCTGGCTTACGATGCCCACACGCGGCTGTACATGGTCTATTGAGGCTGTCTGCCCGCGTGCCACCGGAGACTGCTGCCGTTGTAGACTCCCTGCTCAAGCACATGGTCGAAGCCCTTCTTGGGGACGTAGTTCTCGATCCATCGGACCAGGTCACAGCCCGGGCTGGCGTCCTCCACGTCCATCGGCTTCGTGCCAGTGAGGTCGGCGAAGAGGCGCGTAGCCGTGTCGTAGAAGTCCTGAAGCTTCATGGTCGGCAGCCGGTCAAAGCAGATGTTCATGCTCTCGATGGCGTTCTTGCCGTGGTAACAATCGCTGTTGGGGTCCACCAGGTGCGGCAGATACTCGGCCATGTCCATGACCCAGGCCGTGAAGACGAACTTGAACTGCTTGTAGCCCATCGTCTTGTGGATGCCAAGCACGGTGTCGACAGCCAGCTTGATCCCCATCGGCGCTTTGTTGATGATCGCCACGCCACGAAGCACGTCAGCCACACGCATCACGAACTCCGGTGCCACGTCCTGCAGATATGCGCGCCCACCCATCGGTGGGAACGGCGGGATCTGGTTCCCGATCGACGTGAAGATCGGCTCAGGATAATAGCGGATGAACTTGGCCATGCTGGCCAGCGCCCCGAGGTGTGCCATCTCAGCCACCCGGTTGTTCCGCCACCCGTGATCACTCTCGAAGCTAGCACCACTACCTGTCAGTCGGTGAACCAACGTAATGTAAAGCCACTCCTCCAGCTTCTTACCACTGCCGAGGTGCTGCCAATGCACCAGCGGTTGCAGCCGGCCCGCCGCGCTATTCTGAAAAAACTTCGGAGCTCCAACCCCGTACCAGAGGTGCTCGAGCACATTGCTGAACCCGGCATAGCGGCGCTCGACCGTGTTGTAGATCGGGATGGCCTCCATCAGCGGGTCCCCGACCTTCGGCACCTTCTTTCCAGCCAGCGACGCTGTCTGCAGCTTCTTCGCCTTGGCCACATAGTGCAGAGCCTCGACGAAGTACGGTGTGAACACCAATCCTCGGTTGTGCGCTTCCACGAAGGGACGCACGTCCACGATCTTGGCGCGGTAGCCCTTCTCGTCCCGTAAGATCCCTTCGTTCCGAGCAGCGGTGCACATCATGTCACGGATGGACTTCAGCGACACGGTCACCATGTCATGCCCTCCTGGATGAGGCGATACTCGGACGGCCGGATGTGGACGGACCGAGGAGTCTCCATCACGGCGAAGTCGAGCTGCCCATTCCGCATGAGGAAGTGCTTCGGATGGTCGACCACCGCGAACCCGTGCTTCTTGGCCATGGCCTTGATCCGGGTCATCATCGCGATCTTGACCTGATGCCGCTCGCTCCACGTGCCGAAGAACGGTGTCCCCTTATACCAGCCCGTCTTGGGCAGCACGCGGTCCTCGCTCTCGATGTGGAGCGGCAGGACCACCTCAATTTCAGAGATGTTGTTAGAGTTACGGATCGAGTTCAGCTGTTTGCCGTATTCGTCGATCAGGTCCTTGATAGCTTTGCCCGGGTCGGGCAGCCGACAGATGTGGTGGCGGATGTCGATGTTGCCGAAGTACGAGGTCAGCTTTGACAAACTCTCTAGCTCCACCGCCGTCTCGAAGGCCCAATTCTCCAGGCGCTTCTCGAGGCCGACCAGCATGGCGCCGTGGAGGGTCTGGCCGTCGGTCCGGTAGATCACAGCGCCAGGCACATATTGGCTGAGAGCGTGGCTGTCTCCCATGATCACGTGTGCCGCTCGCTCGTTTGGCACCCTCAGGTACCCCTGCTTGGCGAGTGCGGCCGTCAGGTGCTCGGACCGGGCATAGCCTCGGGCCTCGAGCAGCTTGCCATACGACGGCATGGGGATATCGAGGCTGACGAGCTTGACGCCCCGCTTCTTAGCGTCGACCAGCCGATCGGCCCGGGCGATGATCTCGTTCGTCAGGCCGGACTGCAGGTTCATGGCGCCACCCCACTCCATGCCGTGGTAACAGTAGATGATGTCGCCCTTCTTGGCCTGATCCAGCGCGGGCATGGTGGCCGTCGTCAGCAGGGTCGGCTTGACCTCCACCTCGCCAAGGGCGCGTGTCCAGTACCGCGCCCAGCCAGCTCGGTGGCTGGTGTCCAGCTTGTCTGCCACCGGGTAGAATGGGCTCAATAGAAACGTCTTCATGGGATCCTCCTTCAGCAGAGGCCAGGCTATCGCACAGCCCAGCCTTTGTACATAGTTGAGTTCAGCTAGCGTGGCGCTGCTGGATCAGATCCATATGACTCGGTGCCGTCCAGCCAGCCGGCTTGATGACGTCGAACGTGGATCCGCGCTTGCTGTCGCCAGGCCGTTCGCACCGGACCTTAGCCATGTTGGCTTCCTGCACCCGGTTCCAGGCGATCTTGAAATTCTTGCCGCCAAACTGGAGGTACGCCGTGCCGAGTGTGACGTAGACGAGGTCGACCAGAGCGTCGAGCTGCATCTCCAGGCATTGGTCGATCTTGATGGGCTGGATCGGGCCAGCGTTGTAGAGCGAGATGCGCTCCTGCTCTTCGGCATACTCGGCCAGCTCCTCGTGCATGAACTTGAAGCGGAAGTCAAACAGGTCGTCAGGCATGATACGGGGCCCGCCGTCGTACTCGAGCTTGAACTTTTCGTGGAAGTCGACGATGTCGGTCATCATGTCGGGATACTTGATGGCCCGCCAAAGCCAGCCGGCCAAGAACATGGCGCCTGCCAAAATGGTAATCAGGGCAACGAGGATAAAGAGTTGTGTGCCGGTCATGCTAGGCTCCTAGGCCAAAGAGGATGGGCGGCCGAAGCCGCCCAGGATTACTTCGCTGCGGGCAGCTCGATGCCTTCGCGACGGAACCACCCGCGGTTCCACTTGACGTAGGCTACAGCCTTCTCGCTGCCGAGGCTGAACCGTGCGTCTACCTCGCTGGCGATATTGTCGTCGTTCAGCTTGCCCTCGAGAAGGAGCCCCTTGAACATGGCCGAGGCAGACTTCCAATTCCCCTCCTTGTTCTTGAGCTTGGCCGGGTCGAGCTGGCCGCCCTTGACCTGTGCATCGGCCTTCGGCGGCTTGTCGCCCTTCAGGATCTTCTTCGCCGCCTTCAACGTCTTCGGCGTGTCCGCGGTTTCCTTCGGCAGCTTGTCTGGCTGGCGCTTGGCGCCGGTCCCCTTGACCGGGCCCTTCGGGAGGCCGGCGTCCGGCGCCGCCTTGTCCTCGGTCTGAGTCAGCTGGTCCGACACGCCGGACACCAGAGCCTTGGCCTCAGCGGCGAGTCGCTCTTCCTTCCGCTTGACGGCCAGCGCTGCTGCGCCTGCGAGCTTCCGCGGAGCCGTATTTCCTTCTGCCTTTGCCATCAGTTCTGCTTCCTTCTTGATGCCTGCGTAAGTTGCTAGGCCTTGGGTGATAGCCGCGGCCACATCGGACGCTGCCATGGGGATTAACTTCGTGAGATAGACCGCAGCCTCAGGCGTCATGCCCACCGAGATGGCGTAGCCACGGAATTGTTGGAGGGTGGTCTTGAGGCCGTCCTCAACCAGACGCACAGGCTGATACTCGGCTTCGAACTCGGTGCGGTCCCAGACCTTGGCCTGGATATAAGACACCTTGTTCGCGAGCGTTACGACTGTGTGCTTGTCCTTGTCCACCACCAGCGTCACCATGACGCCAGTGAAGGAGCGAAGGCGGAACGGCTCGGGAGTCACCGTGCGACCGTGAGGCCAGTGATCTTCGGAGTCTGGCCGGTCGTGGAGCGCTCGACCATGTGGACCAGGTCGATGAAGGCCCGGAGTGGCACGTCGGTCTCAACGAAGAACGTGCGGGTGAAGCCAGTCTCGTACTCGACGAAGACTTCCGTCTGGTGGGACAGGCTGACAATGCCGTGGGTCCAGCCGTACTGCGTGCCGTCATGGATGATGGACACGGCGGCGAGGGTGATGAGAGTCGTCATGGGGTAGTCTCCTTCAGCTGGATCCTGTCTACCCAAAGCTCACAACGCTGTACACAACTATTTTGAGGTTCTCCACCTTTTCTCATCTTTGAGGGCGTCGAACAGCCGGTTTTGAGTCCCAGCCTTGTGCTCCATCAGCCGGTAGAGGAGCTCGTCCACCGTGTTGAGGGCGATATAGTGGTCGACGAAGACCTTCTGGCTCTTGTTGCCCTGGCGCAGGACCCGCCTGATGAACTGGTCGTAGAGCTCATAGTTCCAGGTCAGGCTGAACCACCCGACGTTCCGGCTGGACTCCTGCATGTTGAGCCCATGGCCGATCGACTGCGGATGACCCAGCAGCAGTGGCAACTCGCCGTCGTTCCACTGGCGCTCGAGCTTCTTGGATGCCTGCATGTCGCTGTCGAAGTACGGCGTCTTCGGCCACCGCTTAAGGATCCGGTCCAGGTCGTGCTGGAACTCATAGCCGAGCAGGTAGGGTTGGCCTTGCAGTTCCTCGAGGCGTTCCTCCAGGGCGTTCAGCTTCTCGTCATGCACGACCACATACTGGCGAGTGACGGGCGAGGCGGGTGCAGACTTGAAGCCCTTGACGTTGTAGCCTTCATCTGGGTAGATGGCGCCGCTGGCGATCTGGCGGCACTTGCCGAGGGCCACGCCAGCGTTGGCCGCCGTGATCGGCAACGGCCCATCCTTCTTCTTGGGCCCGTCGAGCAGCGCGAACATATCTTCCTCGACCATCTTGTAGAGCAGCATGGCCTTCGGCGGGAGCTGGACCTCGATGCGGAGCGGGATCATGGTCGGCATGTCGATGTAGTCGGCTGCGTCCACCCGCATGGCGATCGGGGCTAAGGCCTTGTAGATCTCGACCTCGCCATCGAAGCCGTCCTTCTCCATGGTCTTGATGTCCCACTTGAACGGCGTCCATGGATTGTTCTTGAAGAACCTGTGGCGGAAGTGGGTGATCCACTGGCCGAAGGTGGCGCCCTCGTCAACGATCTTGACCTGGCCGAACAGCTTCATTAAGCCGTTAGCAGCGGGCGAACCCGTCAGGCCCCACCGGCGGCGAAAGAACTGCACGACCACGCTCATCATCTGAAAACGCTGCGAGCTGATGTTGGCAAAGGCGGTTAGCTCGTCGATGACGAGGGTGTCGATGTTCAGCTCAGTGAACCGATCGAGGTTCAGCCGCACGCCCTTCTTGCCTGACTTCTTGACGTAGCTCTCCGCGCCGAACAACCAGTCCAGGCCGTCTGGGTTGATGATGAAGATGTCCACGTCGTCGGCCAGTCGGTCTTCCTTGTCAGGGCCGTGCAAGACCGAGTAGGTCAGGTGCTCGAACTGCTGCCACTTGTCGATCTCGAGCGGCCACACGAGGTAGCACGGGCGGAGCGGCGCGATGATCAGCATGCGGGTGGCGATGCCGCGCTTCTGCAGCTCGACAAACGCTGCGAGCGTCATGCTAGTCTTGCCGGCTCCTGGGCTGGCCAGCATGAGGTACACGGCGTTTTCGAGCAGGCGTCTGAGGCCTTTTTTCTGGAACTTGTGCGGGATCCACTTTTTCGCTGATCGCTCTAAGAGCCTCGTCTCGGTCATCAATCACCCTTGCGTCATAGCCTAGATCGTTCAGCCGCTTGATCCGCCAGGCCTGACGAGCCATCGCCTCGGTGCCGCTGTAGCGTTTGTGCTCGATCCACAAACCCGGCGGCTTAGTCAAGTAAAGCCGATCAGGCCAGCCGCTATGGCCTACCTTGATCGACTCGACTCCGTACAACTCTTTGGCCTTGTCCCTGACCCACCCCTCGTCAGTGCCTTCGCGGCGGCCAGGGACATTGATCCGCATCAGAACACTTTAACGCCAGCAATGCGACCGAGCTCGATCGCCCATAGAGCTTGGTGTTTGGCATCGTCCAGAGCGTTGTGATAAGTGCCTTGACGCTCAGGCTGGGTAGCCTTCGAGCCCATGCTCTTCAGTGTCCGGAAGCAACGATTATTCCAGAACTGCCAGCCGATCTCGCGGTTCGCCGCCTTATGGGCCACGGCCAAGATAGCATTGTCGAAGTCGCTGCCGTTGCCCCAGATCTTGATGTTTCGAAGGTTGCCGCACTCCTGCAGGTAGAGCTGGAACGTGTCCAACGCTGTCTTCAGCGGGATCGACTCCTTCTTGTTGTTGGCCTGCGCCAGGACCTCCCGCGCCTGGACCGACTGTTTGTCCCACCACTCGATCGTGGACGGGTCGGTGGTCAGGCCGGCCTTCTTCTGGTCCGCCACATTGATCACGGCGTAGAACTCCTTGCCGAGGCCCTTCGGGCCAAATTGGACGGCCCCGATCGAGAGGATGATGCAGCCAGGCGTTTGGCCCAGCGTCTCGAGGTCTACCATGATGTCGTTCATTGTGCTATTCCTTATGCGTTATGATGTTCGTGACGGACCTGACCCGGCGGCAGGCCGAGCAGTGAGTTGAGGCTGGTCACAGCTGGCAGGTCCCTCATGACACCACCGGTGGTCACCACCTCATGGATCACAGACGCAGCCTCAGGCCAGCCTGTGACCAGATCTTCGACCCAGTTGTAGCTGTCCAGGAGCGCTTGGGTGGAGGCCACCGCGGCCGCCTTGGTTTCGCCCAGTTCGATCTCGGCTGCCACCTGTTCCTCGACGGCCTGGAGCAGATCATCCGACATCTTCTTAGCACCGATCTTCAAAATCCGATCATACGGATACGGCTCAGCCCAAGTCATGTCCCAGTGGATCCACTCCCGTTGATAGCCGCGGTAGTCATCATCCGCGTGGTCCTCGATCTCGACGCGTTTCCCAGATGGGAACCACTCTGGCGGCAAAGCCGCCATGCGCTTTTGCTCTTCGGGCGTGACGATCTCTTCGTACGCCATCTTGGCGATGATCGGGCGCCGATCCTTCAGCTCCTTCTCCCGGTGATCGAACGCCCGGTCGATCAGCTTCTTGCGGATGCTGTTCCGCATGGCCACCAGCAATCTTGTCTTCGCCACGTCAATCTCCTTCAGCTATATCTGTGCCGCCCCTTGGCGACGCAGTCTTGCATATTCTCTTTCTGCGTGCCTAGAAACAAGTGATCTAGACGCACGCACAAAGTTTCGTCGCAGGTGTGGCAGACCTTCATGCCTTCTGGGACAGGTCCATTGAATAGCTCCCACATCTGAACATGCGCCGGCCTCTGAACGCTGTCGCCAAGCGCGATCGAGCCGTAGCGGCCATTCTTTTGTAGCCGATCCACATCAAGCAGCCACTGTCATCAAGATAAGTCTTGCGCAGCAGCCACTCGAGCTCAGTCATGCTGTGGTGACGTCGTCCCATTATGCAACCGGGCAGGGGCCGTCTTTGGCCTTACTGTACCAACACCATTTACACTTGTCGTTCTTACGCGGTGCGAACCGTGTGTCCTTCAGTAGCGGCTTCGCCCTGTTAGCCCACTTCGTCTGGAGCTTCTTCAAATCCTTCCTGTAGAAGGTCACTACATGCCGACTACTCGCAAGCTGGTCCAGGAACCACAGCTCGCCGTCGATGGTGTCCACGTCCGGGTAGGTCAAGAACCCCCAGATGGCGTACAGCTCCAGCTGCTGCGCCCCCTCGGTGTTGACCCGGCCGGTCTTGTGATCAACCAACCTCGCCCGCTTCTCGGTGTGCAGGATGATGGCCAGATCGACGATGATCCGGAGCCACGCGTCCTTCCCGAACCATGAGGCTGGCGTCCACTGCTCGGTCAGGGCGTTCTGCTGCTCGGCCAGGACGGTCACGTCCTTCCGCTTCTGCAGCAGCTTGACCTCCTTGAACAGCTTCTCGTAGAGCTTCAGCTCGTCCTTCAGGCGGCCACCCTTCTCGACGTAGTCCTGCGCCATCTTGTGGATCGCGCCACCACGCAGCATGGCGTTGTTCTTTGGCTCCTCGATCTTGTCGAGGTACCCGTACTTCGCCTTCAGCGGGCACAGCTCGTAGGTCTGCAGCCTGGACCACGACCATGCGAGAAACTTCTTGACGACGCCTGCCATTATGCAATTCCTTCTTCTGCAGCGACACGGTCGGCGATGTTGCCGAGCTGCTCAAGGCCCTGCATCGTGATCTTTAGAAGCGCCACCTTCATCTGATCCGATATCGGAGCCTTGTCGACGTTTTCGGCGTAGATCTTCATGGCCGTGTAGAACGGCCTGATAACACCTTCGAAGTCTTTCTCGAACTGATTGACAAGGCGTTTGCCCTCAGCCTCAAGCTCCTCAGCATTCATATCACTTGTCCTTGTAGTAGATGACGCCGGCCTTGTCGTAGACCTCCAACGCATTCATATTCTTGGTCGAGCATTTGCCCTCGGTCAGGAGCGGGATATCAAAGTCCAGCCCCTCCATGCACTCCCGCATCACCTTCATCTCCGGGTGCAGGAGCTTCAGCGGCGTGGACCCAGTCAGCTGATCGTGAATGTTCAGATGGAACCGGGTCTCTGGCCGCTTCGCCTCGCACCACCGGATGGCGGCCTCCTTGGTGGCGTCCGCTGCCGACCCTTGCACCAGCAGGTTGATGAGCTTGTACTCGAACGACATCACCCGCTTGTATTTCTCGGAGTATGCGGCTGGCTCGCAGTAATACTCCCTTCCGCCCCACGTCCGGATCGGCTCCTCATTCGCCGCCCGTTCCTTCATGTCCTCGTTGATCTCTTTGATCCCTGGGAACACGGTCAGAATGGCGTTGAGCAGGTCCTTCGACTCCTGCGGTGTGATATCGTTCTTGATGGCCAGGCTGGTTGAGCCCTGCCCGTAAATGATGCCGAAGTTGGTGTTCTTGACCGGCCTCCGATCATAGAGCACACCGAGCATCTCGAAGATGAGCTGCCGGGTCCGATCGTGGAAGTCCATCCAGATGTCGGCGAGGTACTGCTCCTTGAGTGGCCCATCCTCGTAGTGGCCCAGGATGCGGACCTCCTGCTGCGAGTAATCTCGGTCGAGCAGGATCTCGCCCGGATTGTACGGGATGATGTAGCCACGTACCTTCGGCAGCTGCGGTAGCCCCTTCGGCACCTTGAGCTTGATCTCGAGCGCCTTCAGCTTGGCGCCCGCCGCAGCGATCTGCTTAGGCGTGGGCTTCTGGCTGACGAGGAAGCCTAGCAGCTGGATCAGCTCAGGAAACTCGTTCGGAATGTTCTGGAAGTTCGGCGTGGAGCTGAGTCGGCCCGTCGAGGTGCCCACCACGTTCTTGCCGTCGCCCTGCTTGACCTGGTTCCAGTTGGTGAACAAGATCCCATCTGACCGCTCACCCGTCCGGAGCCACGGCCGCATGAAGGTCTTGAGGCAGGTCGCCAGTGGCGCTCGGTACGACAGCAGCGCCCGCATGTCCGGGTTCGTGACGCCGGCCTGAATCGCCGCCTTGTTGGTCTGGACCTTGCCGTCCTTGGTGTAGCCGAGCTGGCCCTCATCGGCCATGTTCGACTTGATCATGGCGTGCGCCAACTCCTGACCGGAGTCGATGTTCAGGCTCGGCGACTTGGTCATCTTCCGGATCTGCGCATCGATCTTGGTCAGCACGTCCTCGTAGGCGAGCGAGTCCTTCCGGAGCTGGGCCATGTTCAGCCTGACACCTTCTCGCTCTGACGTGAGCAGGTGGGGCATCAGGCGGCGCTCACGGTCATAGGCCTCCAGCATGCCCCGCTCAGCGGCCCGGGTCCACAGCTTGACGAACAGCTTCTCAGTCCGCACGCAGTCGCCGTTGGCATACGGGCCAACCACGTTTCCAGGCGCGTAGGCGATGAACTTGCCGAAAGTACTCGGCTTAACGGTCTCCCGCTTGCCGGTCTTCGGATCGATCCCGAGGTGGCTCTCGACCCAGAGCTTGTGCTCCTTCTCCAGCAGCCAGTCCCTGACCGCGTCCTGTTCCTCGGGCGGCATGTCTAGGTAGAACTCAGCGCTCGGCTTCAACGCGAACGTGGGCCGCCGTGGATCCTCCAGGTAGATCAGGAACATCGAGTCATGAATGTCGTGCCAGGCCGGGACCGGCAGCTCGAAGTGGACCTCGCACACGTCGACGTCGAACTTGGCATTCTGGAAGAGGATCGGGACGGTCTGCCGCTTGGCCCACACCTTCTTCAGCGCGTTGGCCGCCTCGGCCTTGGAGCAGTTGTTGCCACCCGCCAGGTGGCCCCACGACCAGTACCGAGCCTTTTTTCCGAACTCCTTGATCGACACACCCACGGGCTCAGGTGGGTAGTCGGGCCGACCCTCAATCCCTTTGGTCTCAAAGTCGACTGTGGTCGGCTTCGGCATTGTCGGACGCCGAGCCATCTTAGAAACTCCGAACCAGAGCTACGGCGATCCAGGTGCAAATAACGCACAAAATGATGCCGGCGGCTATATTGAACTTCACCTGCGCCTTGTTGCTGATCAGTCCCCGTTGGTAATCGCCCGGGGAGTCGATCGCAGTCGCAAGGCCTCCTTTGGCGAGAACAGCAGCGGCCAAGATCACGACAATCTTCAGGGCAATGATCAGCGAGCTCACAGCGCCGGCCGCCCGACGCGGACCAAGACCGTCTGCTTCGTCAGGACGGCACGCTCGCGGATATTCCGGAGCTTGTTCATCTTCATATACAGGCGGAGCACCATGTTTCGGCGCTTCTTGCCGCTCAGCTCCAGGTCGATGAGGTCCTGACACTCCTTCTCGGAGAGCTTGTGGATCTCAGCCTGCAGCACGTGCCAGCTCTCGAGCGGGTCGACCTTCTTGTTCTTCGCCATCTGAGCTTCCTTCTAAATAAACGGGCAGATGCAATCTCTGCGGGTGGTTGTTGAGTCCGAATGCCGAGTTCCCACCTGCCCTAGCTAAGGGTCTAAAGTCCCTCAGTATTTCCTGCGAGCAGTCGCTGGCTTCTTGGCTGCTACGCCTCGGGTGCCAGTCCCTGGCCGACCAGCAGGCGTGCCACGCGCACCCTTCTTGGCCTGCTTGGCACGGTCAGCCTTCTGCTCTTCGGTCGGGTACGTGTACGGCCGGACCAGCTCCTTCATGGCTTCTTCGTGCCGAGGCATGATCGCCGGCAGCAGCTTCGATGGTACCATGTCCAGGGCCTCGAAGGTCACCTTGAACTGGTTGGTGTCATCTGGCTCGACCGACATCATGGCGAACACGCCGTGAGGCGGCCGCTTCAGCGTCGAGGCCACACCGCGGACAAACGAAGCCCAGGCGTTGAGGCTAGTCGGCGGCAGCTTGGCGTAGCCGAACTCGGCCTTCTGGATCGTCTTGACATCGTCGACCATTTCTATATCACCGTTCTTGGCGATTGTGCCGGCCGGGATGAGGGCGAGGCGGCGGATGTCCTTGCACGCCTTGCCGCGGCCGACGTCAGCCGAGCCCCACTGATTGAATGGGCAGGTCTCGCAGTCGTCGTTCTTCAGGTCTGCCACGTCCTCCGGGTTCGGAGCGAGCGTGTCGACGTCGTCACTGAAGGCGAAGCAGACTGGCGGCTCGATGTTGTTCGGGTCATACCGACCTTCATAGAGCGCCTTCTCGATCATCGAGCCGGCCACCAAGACCGGGATCTGGTTGCCCTTGATTGGAGCCCCATCGAACGAGAGGATGCCGCCCTTGAACGAGAACGACTTGCCGAAGCCGCCGCCCTTTTCTTGGTTGGTGGCCTTCTCGGCCTGGGCCTCCATCTGCTGCTCGTAGTTCACAAGCGCAGTGGACTCGTTCTTGATCTTCGCCGGCGGCTTAGCGCCAGCTGCAGGTGCACGTGCCATAGTAATTGGTCCTCCTTAGACCTTGGTGAGGCTGAGCTTGACGACGGTGAATTGCTTCACGCCGGGCACGACCTTGTTGGTATCCCACAGCTCCTGGATCGCCCCGTCCGAGACGCGACGCTGCAGCAAATCGGTCCGCTTGGACTTGCGGACGAACTCGTAGAACTTGTCCCAGTCCTCGACCTGCGGGATGACGGCCGTGACCGACCGGACGTTGGCGGTCTTGCCGCTGATGCCCGTGGCATTCGACTTCGGGAGCTCGTTGATCACGTACTCCTGGATCGCCTTGCGCTCCTTGTCCAAGGCCTCGAGGGTCTTGGCGACGGCCGACATCTGAGCCTTGAGCTCGTACAGTCGGTCGGCGCAGTCGGCGATCTTCTTGGGGATCTTGAACGCGGGCTTCTTGGCCGCGGCAGGGTTGGTCGGCATGTCTCACATTCCTTCAGCAGATGAGGGAACCAGGTCTAACCCAGCTCCCCCATGTTGTAAACAGCTAATTTCACTTATTTGAGCTATTTCCGCTCTCGGACGGTGGTGTCAGGGTTCTCCTCAGCATAGGTCTTGCTGACCAACTTGCCGGTGATGGCGTCCCGATAGCGATACCGTTTCCGCTTCGGCACGAGGAACTTTAACCAACTAAACATGGCTCATCTCCTTCAGGACACGTCGAACTTCTCGCGGAAGCTATCCCAGACAGGGTGCCTCGGCTTGTCCTTGCAGCCGAGTGGGAAGTATTTCATCTTGACGATGGCCGTAGACAGCTTCGTCTTGTTCGCCCAGATCCAGGACGCCTCGGCATCGGTCCAACCGGTCCCAACCTTCACGGACACACCCTTGAAAGGGCCGTTCAGGATCTCGACCATCAAAGCGCCGAGCGTGTCAGTGCCCGTCTTGTTGGCCTTGTGGCTGCTGCGGGTCTTGCCGCCGAGCTTGTTGATGGTGGCCTCATTGTTGTTCTTCATCTCCTCGATGAAGCCCAGGATCTTGGCCTCACAGCTGGCCGTAGGCTTGGCCCGCAACAGATGCTGGCTGCGGAGCGTGGACCGGCCATTCTTGTACGGCAGAGTCGGGTCCTTGAACACGGCACCTTCATACCCTAGGGCCAAGGCTTCGGCCACGAAGTCCACAGCTTCTTCAGGCGTCCGGATCAGGCGCTGCTCGAGCAGGTGCACCCGGAGCTTCTTCTGGGTGGCAGCTCCCATCCGTCTGAACCGATCGATCAACAGGCCTCGCCGTTGCGAGAAGGGCAGGTCCTCGAAGCGATCGCCACACAGGTCGAAGATCCACCAATGGATCTCAGCCGGCGTGTCGTGGGTGCTCAGAGCCGAGCTGGTGGCGTGGCACAGGCGCACACCCTTCGGAGCCGGATCAGCACCTAGGGTCAGCTCGCCGTCCATGCCCTGGAGGCTCTCAGCCCATCCATCGAACCACCTGATGGTGGGCTCGTTGCCGAACTCCTTCAGGCTGCGAGGCAGGAGGTGCCGATCAGGCATGAGGCCTCGGACACCGTCGACCTTGAAGGACCCGTAAAGCGGATACCTCAGCTTAGTGAAGTCCTCCACATCGGCTGCGAGCGTCGGCTTCATAGTGTTCCCTTCCCTTTGCACATGGGGCAGACGAACCGCATGCTACGGAACCCGCTGGCCACCTTCATTCGTTCGCCTGATCCTTCGCAGCGTGGGCACTTGGTGCCTCGGAGTGCTTCGCGAAGTTTGAACAGTGCTGATCGGTTATGGGCCAGAGTCTGACCGAGCCGGACCTCTTGGAGCGCTTTGTCCCGTTGGTCCACAGCTGCTTGGAATTGTTCGGCTGAGCCGCCGCGGTCCGGGTGGACCTGCATGGCGAGCTCTTTGAATTTGGAACGGACGGCGTCCTCGTCTGCATCAGGGCCCAACCCCATCGCTTCTAGGCTCACCGTCCGTCTCCCTTAAGCGTTCGGGTCGCCGAGGACCCTAGCCAGTTCGTTAGCGTACCAACCGACCTTCACAGCGTACTCAGCTGGATGCGCTTGGTCCTTTATGCCGGCACGCCACAGATACTTGATCTGAGTGCCACGAAGCCACATGATGTAGCCCTCGCGGCCAAGTGCTGCCCGTATGGCGTGGGTGCACTCGATGCCGGTATCACTGTTGCGGTAGTAGTCGCGGTTGCCATCGTCCACGAATACGCCAGGCTCAGCCACTGACCAGAGCGTTCAGGAAGGGGATGAGCTCCGCCTTGCCAGTGGGGATCTCGATCTGATCGACCGTGACCATGTTCGCATCGGCCTGAGGGCGGAGACCCGCCTCGACCAGCAGCGCCTTCTTGTGGTCCGATGCCTCGGACTGGCTGCCGCCGAACCGGACTGCTTCGCCGTGCTCGGTACCCGCTTTGCGGGTGATCTTGTAACCACGCATGTGATCTTCCTTCCAGACGAAACCGGACGCCGACCTTGTGAGTCTAAGCGTCCGGTTTGTGAATGTCCAAACCCATTGTTGGGTTTACTCGGCGACCGCGTCCTTGACGGCACGCATCAGGTCGGTCAGAGCGGTCGAGACGGCCTTCTTCTGGCCCTTGTCCTCGAGCTCGGCGGCCGCCGTCTTGGCGTCCTTGATCGCCCCGGTCACGGCGGTCATCTGCTCCTTGCGGGCCGTCTTCACGGCCTTGTCGATCGCCTTCTGGGTCTTTTCTGCTTCGTCTGCCATGGTGGCCTCCTTCGTGTTTCAAAAAGCAGAAGGGGCACTAAGCGTGTCGGCGCTCCTTCAGCAGGATCATGCGTATCACCGTGAGCCCGCATGTACACAGCCAATTTAGAACTTTTTGCTTGTGCTGCGAACTTTTTTCGTTGCGTCGAGGTGCTTGACCAACTGTTGGCGGTTCGCGCCGACCCACTTGTCGAGGTTGCGGATGATGTAGTAGCGGTCCGAGCCGTCTTTGCCCGGCAACACGCCGCCATCGTACGCGAGCGTGACGCCGGACCGACGGAGCTCTCGGCCGAGGCCGTTGGCAGTCGTGCCCGTCCGCTGCTCAGGATCATACATGACTAGCAGTTCACGGTTCGTGAACAGATCCCGGTCGGCGTGGACATGGCCGAGCTTCAGCATGCTGTCCGGGTCCGCCAGGAGCCGATGCACCCACTCGCCGAGGTCTGACTTGGTGTCGGCGATCATGCGCTGACGAGCCACCGTCTTCCGAGCCGGCGCGTGTGGGTTGAAGTCGCCCAGATCGAGGTTCAGCATGTAGTGGAACAAGGCACTCGGCCCTGGCCCCCGCTTCATCCACTCATCGAACATCTCGTAGAAGGCATCGTCGAGCGGACCTGTCTTGATCTCGTGGATGAAGTAGCGGCGCTCGTTGTCCTCCATGAAGAAGGCGTCCGGGTGGTTCGAGGTGAAGAAGTAGTTGATGACGTCCTTGATCTCGAAGGTCGGCACGTACTTGATGTTGATGCGGAACGACTCCTGCGTGATCAGCTTCTTCAGCATGTCGTTCACATCACGCTTGGCAGAGCCGGTCACCTCATCGCCGAGCACGAACTGCTTGGCCTCGGCCCAGTCGTAGTTGCCCGCCGTCAGATTGTCCTTGTTGATCTCGACGAAGTTCTTCCCGTAGATGCGACCAAGCATGTAGCCGACCAGGGACTTGCCCGTGCCGTGCTTGGTCCCGTGGAACACGCAGGCGCTGAAGAGCTTCACGCCTGGGTTCTGGATCGGGTAGGCGCACCACCGCTCGAACCACTTGCGGTCCTCAGGGTCAGCGCCGACGAACAGGTGGTCAAGCAGCTGCTTCCATGGGCCGATGTCGCCTTTGATCGGCTCGCAGCCCCAGCCCTTCCAGATGTTGAAGGCCAGCCCGTCTTGGTCCGGCACCATCTTCTCAGCGCCCGGCAGGTAGAGCAGCTGCGTGACCTCAGCCCGAAGCGGCCAGCTCATCCACGGGCCCGCAGCGCCAACCTTCTTGTAGCTCATCTCGCCGTCGGACCTGAGCAGCTGCTCGGTATAGTTCACGGTTGCAAACGCATGGCTCTTGAACGCCTCGGGCGACATCTTCTGCTGGCTCTTGCGAACCAAGATGAGGCCAGGGTCCCGGACATAGACGACTTTGTCGTTCAGCTGCCACAGCGGCCGAGCGAGCCCGATCGGCTCCGCAGCGCTGAGCAGGCCCCGCATCATGTTGTTGGCGTCAGGCGCGTTGCAGAGCAGGTCGTCCAGGCCCGTCTTGCCGTCGTCCAGCATGTCCGGCAGGCTCAGCGCGTAGACCAGAGCGCCCCGCTCCACCAGCTCCTCAGCCAGCTGGTTCAGGGCGATGCAAACGTTCGGGTTCGTGCGGTAGTCGCTGTCATAGCAGATGTAGACGATCCGCTTGACCCAGTCGATCTCCTCGAGCTCGGGCAGGAAGGGGATCCCGTTCCGCACGCTCTTGAAGTTGAACACGCCACCGAGCCCGATGGAGTCAAAGCCCTCCTTACAGGCCTTGGCTGCCTTCAGCTCGCCCTCGGTGATGATCAGGGGCTTGTGCGGGTCGCCCGCTAGCTCGAACCAATCCACGATCTTCGGGAAGTAGGCAGCAACACCGGCCTCGGGCTCGTTGGTGTAGCGAAGTGGTTTCTTGTCGGTCGCTGCCTCGAAGCTGACCTCATCGGTCACGTCCTCGAGGTACCGGATCCGATAGAAGTCCGGCCACTTCGGCCTAGGCTTCAGTGGGGCTCCCGACAGGTCGTAGTAGTTCAGCTTCAAGCTGGCCTTGGCGGCGAAGCTCGGATGCAGCGCTGCAGTCTGAAAGCCCGAGAGCATCTCGATGCCTAGATCTACAGCGTCCTGCATCGACAGGCCTGAGGTCAGCAGCTTCTCTACGCCCAGCTTGGTCTCGGCTGAGCTCCCTTTCGGGACGCTACTCTTGGTCGCACGCTTGACCTTGCGTGCACTCGACGGTGTTGCCATACATCTATTGCTTGCTGGCGTCGAGACGCTCGATCTCGGCCAGGATCAGGGCCGCGGCGATCACGAGGTTCCGTCGTTCGTCATGCCACTTGTATCCGGCCGGCCATGGCCACAGCGACGGAGTTCCTCCGCGGACTGCGTCTTCGCCTCGGGCCATCATCGTGCCGGTCTGGGCTGCCATCGCAGCTGCGCCAAGCGCCATCTCGCCGGGCAGATTGTCTTTCACGTCGGACTCAATGGTGTGACCCTCTTCGGTCTGCTGGCGAAGGCGCTCGGCGACCACATCCTTGACGGCCTGTGTCTGGTTCTTCATGTCTGACCCTTAGAGCTTGTGGACGGCGTTGACCTGCTCGCGAGCGAGCTGGAGGGCAACCGACACGTCATGGCCGTCATCGGTGATGTCTTGGATCATCGTGAGGAGCGTGTCAGCAGTCGAGTGGAAGGTTTCGTTGGCCTGGATCAGCAGCAGCTGGACGATGGCCGGCGTGTCGAACGTGGTCGGCTTGTCCGGGTCGAGCACTGCGTCCTTGATCGAAGCCATGCGGCCCATGCGGGCGCGGCCGGCCATAAACGAGTGGGCCTTCTTGATATTGGCCTCGGACCCGCCAATCACGATCTGTCCACCAACTAGCAGCCCGTCGGTGAGCTGGGCCATTTCCCCCATCCCTTTCTGGGATCGGAGGTTGAACCAGCCAATTACATCGTTCGGTCTAAGCATGAAACCTCCTACAGCAGGGGCTTGGTGGTAACGTAGTTCCGAGCATCTTGTAAACAGGCAAAAAGAAACCCTGGCCAACCGCTTGGTCAGCCAGGGTTTCCCTGCAACCCGACAGCTCTCGCTTACGGAACGGCGTTGGAGTTGTTGGTCGGCCTCGACTCGATCACTGCGATCGCATCGGTCTTCGAACCGGCGCGTACGCTGGTGAAGCCGAGAGCTGCCAGGACCGCGTAGAGGGCTTCCACACTCGACATGGAGCCGTCCAGATAGCCCAGCAGCGACACCAAGACGGCGATGATCGCGACGATGTAGGTCTTCTTGCCCTTGAGCAACTCGATGATGTTCTTCATGAGGTTCTCCCGTTGTCGGCTTAGACCCTGCAGGGCATGCCAGCCACGGCCTCTACCTCAAAGTCTCGACGATGTACATGGAGTGCCAGACCATGGCCGCTGCTGAAGGAGAGTAGGCGGCGACGAGGCACGCGGGAGTCCGGTCCGCTAGGACCCGACCATGGTCTGACAGAGGAATATGTAGCAACCGCTTGGACCTTAGTACATAAAAACGTTGGCTCGCTACGCGCCGCCTTGGTCCTCAGGTGCGTCGCCGGCCCAGATGCCGACAGGCGGATGAATGGTCCCACGCACACGAAGATACACGGGTGCACCCTCCATAATGCGGATGATCTCTTCGTCAGTCGGCTGCCAAGCACTGATCATGCTCGGCTCGCCGTTCTCGTCCACGTGGTCCAGGATCGGGAGGCCGAGGCACGGACCGTTCTTCGCCTCATCCCAGTTCTTCGGCTTCGCTAAGGCTCGGGTGAACCCGGCGATCACGCGAGGGATCATGACACAGCCGACCAAGCAGTCTGGACCAGCCAGCGGACGCCGAGGCCGACCAAGGTCAGCACCGTTAACGCCGAGGCTAAGGCGATCACGCAGCCGAGGGCTGTGAAAGCGACTGGCTCATCTTCGATGGGCTCATCGTCGTAGTTGTATGGGTTGGGTTGCATGAGTCCTGCTCTTCTTTCAACATGAGGATGAACCCGAGGCCGTCATCCTTGGCCTGCTCGATGGTTGGGAACCCGGTCTTGAGTGCGATGGCTCGGGCATCAGCCGGGTCTTTGACGACCCAGATGTAGTTGCCATTGGATGGGGCAGTGATCAAGATCATGGTGGTTCCTCTTCAGCAGTGGCATCAGGCTATCTCGGCCATTCTTCAATGTACACTGTCAAGTTCGTAGGGTAGATCCGTGTGGCCTGCCGCCATGGTGGCGGCTGCTGAAGGATATACAATATGCAAACCGAGAACGCAGTTCCGTCGACCGAAGAGCTCATCCAGATGCTCACCCTACGTACGGGCATGGACGTGGTCGCCCATCAAAGTGCAGTTGGCCAGCTCGCCATCCTCCATGCCGGTATGTCCCAGCTCGCCTGTCTGGCCGTGCCCGACGCCTGCAATGAAATGGCCGACATCTTTATGCGTCACGCCGGTCTGGATCCGATGGACATCACTATGCCGATCCCTCAGTTCGTTGGCATTGAGGATGAGCTGACCAAAGCGTTCGAGGCCAACTCGACTCCGATCATGGGAGTCGGAGGTGGCGGCGTCAGGGGCGAGACAGTCACCCGGTCGATCAAGGGCTCGGTCGAACATGTCGACGAGTTCCCTGAGGCGATGCAGCAGATCGAGCGGCGGCGTCTGATCGGCACGGTGATCATGACCTACGCGATCGCCAAGATGGCCGGCAAGAACGGCAGCCGAAAGGACGTGGCCGACAAGCTGGCCATGATGGTGGACACGCTGCTCGAGTCGTTTGACGTCTCCATGCAGGAGGTGCTCGGTGAACTCAATGATCGGGATGATCCTGAAGCCGACATGGACATCGGCAACAAGATGGTCTGACTACTATGTGGCGGTGGGCTCAGGCTCGCCGCCATTTATTTTGAGCTTTATGAACTTATGTGTGTACATGATTGCTCAACGGCTGTAGGTAATGTGCATCTGCTGAGGAGACAAGCCATGTGGACATTTGAGTCTATGCACCTTGCCAATGATTGGCAAGAAACATGCGACCAGTTTGAAACCATCGAAGAAGCAGCCTATCAGGCCGGACTCTGGATGGTGTCATGCCAACGTGCCGGCTACACCGCAGCCGTTCGGTTGAAGGAGAAGGCATGATGCGTAAGGTCAAACCCGTCTTCGACACGAACGACACGGTCTGCACGTATGCCTATTGGCGGGTGGACTTTTATCCGTTTGTCGCCGGCGCAAGGATCGTCGGCGTGGCACCAATTGGTGAGTTCCTTGTCGACGTCGCTGGTGCTCAGATCGGTCTCAGTGAAGCTCAGATCCTGTTCGCTCTCAAGCTGGCAGATGCTGTCAAGCTGAACACTGAGATCGCAGACATGCGGCTACGGTACGACCGTGCTCATGCCACACTCGAGGCCACGATGGCCAACGTTCGCAAGCGGACGCACCTGAACGAATTGGACCCACGCTGATGGCCCAACCGATGAGAGCGTGGTGCGCTGAGTGCCAGTATCCTGGCCATGCCAAGTTCGTGCTCGGGACTGCCATGGTCCCCAACGACGCTAGGCATGACGAGATCATGACAGCCTTGATCAAGTTGTGGGAAGAGTTGAGTCCACACCCTCGACCGCTGATCTTCGTGCCAGTTGCCGGAATGATCTGGTTTCAAGAGGAAAATGAGTCGTGATCGCTGTCGGTGACGAGGTGGTCTGCACCAGGCCAGCAGGCTGTGATGATGCCATGCGGCCAGCTGTCAGGCCTGTGCTCGGCGAGGTCTATACGGTCGGCGGGATCTACAAGAGCTTCTATGGCCTTGGCGTTCAGCTCGAGGGGTTGGATCCATCGCCGTACATGGGCTACCTGCTGTTCGTGAAGCGCAAACACAAGAAGCTGCCTGATGCCGAGCCAGGCTGGTACTTCGACAAGCTCGTGAAGCTCGACATCAAGAACCTAGCAAAGGTGACCGAAGATGCGTGATCAATATCGAGTGGTGCGCAAGGCCACGACGAAGCGTGGTGCCACGTGCTGGGTTGCAGCTAGTCCATGGTATAGCGACAAGGCAATCGCGGTCAAGGAGTATGAGGCTGCGAAGCGGTGCGCGCCTGAGGCTCGGTACCGTCTGGTCGCTTTGATCGTAGTCATGACCGACACCCGTGCCTAAGCGTCACTGGTCCGACTACACGCTGTGCTCGTGTGGTCAGAGGTTCTTGCTCGGCAGCCCGACCGAGATCCGTCACCGCCATAACTTCCCACTGCTGTGCAGGAAGCGGAAGCCAAAGAAGGAGCCATCATGACAATACTGCACCTAGCGATCCTGACGGACAGCTACAGCCGGGCCGTGGACTGGGTCCGAGAGGCGTTTGGACAGAACCTGGTCGAGCTGAAGGCCACGCAGGGCAAGGGCATTGTCACGCTGTACAATGTCAACCGCCCGTTCATCATCGTCCATGACGACCGCGAGGAGAGGCTGCGTGGCTACGAGCTGATCGGCTTCCATGTGATCGGCTACGTCCGGCCCAGGCTGATCGATGTGGCCTTGGCGAGGGTGCGGGCATGAGCTTCGACACGAACGACGTGGTGGTCTGCGTCAGCCTCGACAGTCCGTGTTGTGGTGACCCTGAGATCGCCACGCCTCGTTATCCCCAGCCTGTGCTGCGTGCCACCTATAGGGTGACTGACGTCGGCGTGGCCGAATGCAACCGATGTGGCCGAGAGGTGTTGGCCTTCTTGCCGGCTCCTCACACGGCTGTCATGATCGATTGGGCATGGCCGCAGGCGTGCTTCACCAAGATCGAACCGTCGAGCGAGGACATCTTCCTGCTCGCCGACCAACCGATGGAGCTGGTATGACCGAGCAGCACATCATCTATTACGATGAGAAGTACGTGGTTCGGTCTGACCATGCCGGCCCGTATGCGGTCCTCAAGCGCCAGCTCTACGGAGCAGGCAGGCCATGGGAGGTGTGGGGCAACAGCAGCCAGTGGCATCGGTCCATGGGGATGCCTAAGCATGGCAAGATCTTCGAGATCCTCAAGCTCGCAGCTGCTAAGGAGGCACGAGATGCGCGAACCGACACCGCAGGACATCGACGATGCTGAGTCGGTCAAGAAGGTCATGCAGCGCCTGTTCAGTCAGGAACCGCCGAGGTGCAAGGACTGCTCGACTCAAGGCCGCTGGCACAGCGGGACCATCGGGTGGTACTGTGTGAACTGTGAGAAACGCATCGATTAGGCACAAAGTGGCCATAAAGCTAACGTAGGTTACGCACTTTGCGGCCTGATAGCCCATATGGATTATGTACATGAACATGTTGGTGTGCAAGGTTGAGCATGCTGAAAGGAGAAACACCATGCCTAACCTGCAATGCAACTACAACAAGGACAAGACCGTCACCGTCTACCTGAACAGCCGCAAGCAGTTCAAGGGGCCGGAGCCGAAGGCCCAGCGCTTCATCAAGAAGTACTATGGCCGTGCTCCCGTGACGCTCAGGAAGCCCACCTACACCTGAGCCTGTCCGGCTACACAGTTCGCTTACCACGGAAGTCTACCGCAGCCCGACAGTTCCGTGGAACCTATGGCCGTGCCTGTTCAGTCAGGTGCGGCCATCTTTTGAGCATCAATGAAATTAAGTGTGTACAGTGGCATTGGAGCGTATATGTAGGTCTCATCTGCTGAGGAGCACTGACATGCCTGTCCACGATTACAACCCACGCAGCGGCGGCACCACGGACGCCAAGCGCGCTGTTGATCCAACCCGCTGCAAGGCCGCTGTGACGACCTACCTCGGCCGCTGGCCCACCTACAAGCAGTGCAGCCACAAGGCCAAGGAGAATGGCTACTGTGGAACTCATGATCCCGTCAAGGTGGCGGCCCGAGAGCAGGCCAGCAATGAGGCTGGCCAGAAACGGTTCAACAACGACGTCTTCCGGTCGGTCTACGGCTCCGCTGGTACCCATCTGGCCAAGGCTCTGGAGGAGATCGCTGCAGGCCATAATGATCCACGAGCTCTCGCCCGAGAAGTGCTCGAGGCTGCGCAGTGGGAGAAGTATAAGGACTATCACTCATGACCAACCTCACCAAGTCCGACCTACAGACCATCTCATTAGCGCTTCACTACGCGTGCCAGGACCGTGACAGCTTCGCTGATGCGAACCACAGGAAGGGACCTGTAGCCAAACAGGCTGAGGCGCTGATCAAGCGGATGGATAAGCTCCACCGCAAGCTCTTCAACGAGC